TCATTGGCAACGGATCACGCCGCTGGCGATTTCGTCGTCGATGGAGCGCAGCGCATCGGCATCCTGGTGCATCTGCTCGATCACCTCGAGCAGGCGCTGCGCCAGCTTCGGATCGTTCGCCCGCTCGACGGCGCGCATGACCTCGACCGCAGCCGATTCATGATTGTTCGCCATCTGCTTGAGAGCCTTGCGCAAGCGCTGCTCGGTCCATTTCATCGACATGTCGCTTCACCCAGACTGCATATACGGACCCGCCAGGAACGACAGGCTCGCTTAAGAGCGCCGGACCCGGAACAAGTTCAACCTGCCGTCGCGCCCATGAGGGCGGATTGGGTACCGGAAAGGCAAGCGGAGAAGAGATCGTGAAGCGCAAACGAAAACGCCAGGCACAAGGCCTGGCGCTTCGAAATATGGGGTGGACGATGGGAATCGAACCCACGACACCAGGAGCCACAATCCTGTGCTCTACCAACTGAGCTACGCCCACCATATCGTGAATCGTGCCGGACGTTCCGGCTTCAACCGCAGCGGCCGGACAAGCCGAGCCTGAAGGTGGTGCGGACGGAGAGACTCGAACTCTCACGCCTTGCGGCGCTGGAACCTAAATCCTGTCTCGCACCTCAGAAGCGCTTATATTACAACAGTTTACGCCGACCGCAATCACTTAAACTGTGCCAATCGTGAAATTCCTTTTCACGTTTTCCATTTCCGCGCTTCACGTTTCCGTCACGCCCGGCATTTAGCGGTCCGACTCCTAATCCTGACAGGCCTGATTCGCAGCCAGGAGCTGCGCCTCGTAACCGATCCGCTGCAAGCGTTCGGCGAGCAACGCGCGGACCTTGGTCTGCAAGTCGTCGCCTTTTCGCAGCCCAGTAGTTGCCCAAGCCGGCACCTCCACCGCCGGCACCCGGCACGGCACCGCCACTGGCACTTCTACGCGCACCGTGCGCGGCTCGGCTTCCTGCCTGGCGGCGCATCCCGCCAGCGCGACCGCAACCCACAATAGAGCAAAACCTGATTCACCTCTCATTGCCCTTCCTCGACTTGATATTTCGGTCGTTTAGCTGTCTATACTGGAAATGTCACTTGACATGCCCAATATGGACGGGATAATCGCGGTCCACCGGGGGAATCCTGTGGATAACTTGTGTAAGCCAGAGGAGGCGCCATGAAACCAGTCCAATTCCTTCTCAGAGGGTATGCGGAGCACAAGGATGGCGTATGGCAAGCGTTCTGCATCGATCTGTGTCTGGCAGTACAGGGTGAGTCTCGTGAAGAGGTGATCCGTAAACTCCACGAGCAAACCTACGATTACCTGAAAGACATCTTCGAGGGTGAAGACTACCCATACGCCGCTCAGCTCCTCGCCCGCAAAGCACCGCTGGTGCAACGCCTGAAGTATCACTACCTAGCATACAGGGAGCAGGTCAGCCGACTGCGCGATGTGTTCACCTTCAAAGACGCCATGCCTCTTAAGCTGGCGTAAATGGCAAGGCTCCACCCCGTCACATGCAAACAGGTCAAGGCAGCTCTAAAAGCGATGGGGTTCGAGCCAAGGCCAAGAACGGGAACATCTCACGAAAAGTGGGTGAAGACTGCGGGTAGCAACCGATGGATAGTAACAGTCGATTGCCCCAAATCTCCCTTCAGCAATGACCTGATCGCCTCCATGGCCAGACAGGCTGGAATGTCGACAAAGGCATTCCATAGGAAGTGCTGCGAATTCTAGCCCCGCCATCGCGGGGCTTTTTACAATCCCAGTTCCCGATCAATCACCTGTTCAGTCGCACCACACTGCTCGCCGGCGGTGCGATCACGCAGCAGACGGTTGGCGGCGGAATACTGCTCGGCGGCCTGCTGTCGTCCCTGCTCCAGCGCATGGGCTGCCTCCCTGGCGCGCTGCTCACCAGCCTGACGCAGCGCGGCAATCTGCCCGCCCTGCTCCACTACTGCGGCCTCCAGGCTCCCACGAGCGGAACGGCAGGCTGCCAGATCCGCCTGCGCGGCATCCAACTGCGGCCGGTAGTGCCGCGCTCCGATCCAGACACCGCCGGCGGTGCCGAGGCCGACCAGCAGCAGGCAGGCCAGCGCGACCGATAAAGCGCGGGCGGAGATCACGACAGCACCCTCTTCGCCCGCTCCCGCAGCGCCAGGCGCTCCGCATGGCCGTTCATGCCACCGTTGATCCGGCGGGTGATGGCGGCGAACTCGCCCCGGTCGGCCAACTCATTGAGGCCGTGACTGGCCCACCACCAGGCGGCAGACAGCACCGCGAACTCCGGCTGCTCGAGCAGTTCTGGTTCCTGTTCCAGCGGCTGCCCTAGCCCGGCGCCGGCGGCGCGGTAGTTCGACCGGCCGGTGATCTGTAGCAGTCCGCGCCCGCGGTACCGCCAGCCGTCGCCGGACGCCTCGTCTCCGTTGCCATTGCGCGAGGCATAGGCATTGTTGGCGATGGCCCGGGGGTTGCGCGCCAGGCGTTGCGCCAAGGCGTTGGGCTGGCCGTCGGCATCGCGATACCGGCTCGGCCAGGTCGCCGCCAGGCCGCGCGCGCTGTAGTTGAGGTTCTCCACCAAGCGGGTCAACTGGCCGCTTTCATGGCCTACCTGGGCGAGGAACGCAGCCGCGCGAACCGGCGACGTGATACCGAAGCGCGTCATCCCGCGGTTCAGCGCACCAACAAAAACGCCGGCGCGAGGGCCGGCGTTGGGGAGGATATGCAGCAATTGCTGCTCAGTGATGGGCATATGTGCTCCAAAAACGATGAAGCCGGCTCCGTGGCTGGCCTATGTTTGTCGAAAATGTTTCAGAATCAGCGGTCACAAGACGTATAGAAGGTGGAGGTATCCAGCAAACCGAGTCGATGAAACTCTTCCAAAGAGAACATGGGATTCTTATGATGGCCGCTCATGGGCGCATAATGGTGTGTTCAGAGCGCCTTGATTGAATGAGGAACGACTGTGCGGACACCTTTTTTGATACTGATAGGACTAATGGTTATTGGAGTTATAGATTTCGTCGTTTTCCCAAATCAGCCAACATATGAAGCCTCTAGCAATCCGATCTTTGATTTCTGGTATTTGCCTCTACCGCTAATAGGGCTTGCGATTTTGATTTGGCTTTGTGAGCGAAAGAAATGATATCCCGATAAGATTTTATATTCTTTATATTAGGATCACTCGGAAAACGGGAAATCTGCGACGATGACAAAAAGCATAATTCAGAAAATTAAAGAATATTAGAGGCCCACTTATAAATGGTTACATTCTCCGAAAAATTAAAAAAAGTTTTTATACTAATAGCCGGACCTCTTGGGTGCTACGCTACTTATCATTATTTATTTATATTAAGATACCTTGACCACTCAAAGTACCCATTACTTACAGATATGTATGGGGGGATATCATTAATTGTAGACGTATCATGCGCGATAATTATAGCAATTATTAGTTCGCTGTTTCTTAGCAAGCAAAAGATGTTAGACAATTTCAAGCCAAGAGGGCCGCGCCTCTCAATATATATATTGATTTTAATAAATATAGGAATCTTAATATTATTATTGGCAAATACGTACAGGATAATTGGAAGCATCTCGCCAAATTACATAATAAAATACTATCAAACCTTGAGTTATAGCTCTACAAAGGGTGGCGCATGGATGGTTCTTTCCATGTACTGCGCCATTTTCATTCAGCTAATAAACATGTACGTCAGCGGAGTTAGTAAGACAAACATAGCATTCCTTCTTATAAGTCTTGTCATAGCATCACTAAGCGGCGGCAGAGGAATAATAATACTCTTCGCAATGACGTTTCTTATAATGATGATGTTTGAACGAGTAAAACTAACTGGATTTATCGCGGCATCTTTAATAACGGCAGCATCGATGGCATTATCTTATGTCATCGTAACAGATCTTAGAGCGCCAGATTCAAGCAAAATACTATTCTCAAAAACAAACAATGAAGAACTAAAAAATTCAGAAAAAGAATATACAATTAGCGAAAACAAAAACATACTTCAGGCGGACAGCCAAAAACAGAAAAGCTCTGGAGATGCAGAGCTTGAACAAATAACCCCATCCGTACCTGTATCCCCAACAGATAGCTTTGAAGACCTCAATTACAATGCAGCATTTATTACAGAGGACGTGCTTAGAGGTTTTTCAAGTGGAAAATTAACTGCAAAAATGTATTTTGCGGAGGATGCAGCCACAATATTTGTGCCAAGAAGCATACTGCCTGAAAAGCCAACATCAACGTCTGAAACGAGAGAAGTATACCCCGATGTTGCGTCCAGAGGAACAAACATAACATTCCCGCTAAAGGCTAATATAATAATGCACATGGGGTCTGGCGCTTTTTATTTGGACTGGCTAATAGTTGCAGCTTTCCAAATAATTATGATAATCGGAATTGCAAGGCGAAACATATCGCCTGATCTCCTAGGCTTTTCCATGATGTTCTGCGGCCTTGGTTTCATGTTAATAGCCAGAGGCGGCATATTTAATGCAAGAATCCTTGTGATTGCAGCATGCATTTTGCTTTCATACCTGGGATACATGTCTGCAATCAAGATCCAGGAGAAGGTATATTACATATTCAGAAAAAAATATTAATCTCAACATAAGTTATATAGCGCCAGCTTGACTGGCGCTATTCAAAATTAAAGAAGAATCCAAGAGGATCCATCGAAAATCGCTTCCTGAGTCGTTCCTTCTGTCATATTTATTAATCCACCAAAAGAAAGAGTACCTCCGGTCGCCGCACTAGTTCTATATGCTTTGACGACCTGCCCTTTAAGTGGATTGGATGGAAAATTTATCGACCTAACACCTGTAATTGGCGATCTATACAAAACTGTTGCGCGCTGGCACCTCGGTACAAACGAACTCTCGTCGCCTGGCAAAAGCGCAACCGGAGAAAGACACCCATCAATGTATACGCTATTACCACCAATGTCGATTAGTGGCTGGTATCCAGAACTCAAGAAAGAAAGGTGCAACTCAGAACTTGACACTGTACCTCCACCGAAATCAACTACAGAAACTTGCGTTGCTGCTGAACTGAAGGTGACAGAATGGCGCAGTCTAATATTTGCAGTGGAAGAACTTATGCCGCCAGACATGGCTATCCCTCCGATGCTTAGCATAGAGTCAGAGTTAACAACTCTCCCTGTGATGTCAACATTACAACTCTTTGAGCCTTTTATATCGGTAACAAATACACTGCTATTGTACTGGTGCTTGATAAGCTCTGATTTATCCTTCGTGCAAAGGATGCTGACATTTATGTCGAGTCCAACAGCGCGAGCCAGCACAACAGACTGCTGGCAATTTATAGCTCGAATCTTTCCGGTTATGCCGGCAAATGCAAATTGGGATGGAGTTGAGGTGTATGCCGCGCCACCGAAGACAAATGCCCTATAGCAATCTTCAGCTGTAATGTCAATATCTATTCCTGAAAGAGGAATAGATGCAGCATCATTCAACGCTACATCTGATCCAAATCCTACAGAGCAGTTTTTAGCATTGCCTCTGAACTTGATATTCCTAAATGCATTGGTGTTACCAGTTCCAGGCTGGATAGTGAACGCCTGTCCGCCATCAATAGACCCATCTGTCTTGTAAATTGCCGGAAGGTCTAAACAATTAAGCTCAAACGTTACATTCTCTGCTCCGAATACAAGGCTAACCCCGTTTGATCCGCTAGTGGCTCCAGGGGCAGTTGTGGCAGTAACATTGGGAAACCCGGTAAAATGAGCGTTCTTTATCCCGCAGCATTGCAAAACATCAGCGCCATCGGTAGACGTAGTTCTCAGAGTCGTTGTCCGGCAGAAATCGATTCCGCCACCCTGATAGTCCTTCATTGGCTGACCAGCTACGCGCGGACCTGACCATGCCCAGTTTGCATCTCCGAAATCATAAACGCCTGGGCCATCTGGCCCCGGACCGTAAAAGGCTCTAATTCCCCTCGGATAACAGTACGCTTCGATGGCAAGGTCTTGAGCAGTGCAGAATCCAGACGACAGCGGCAATCCGTAAAATTGGGCATCTACGCGCCCATGTTCGTCCAGGTCACTATGCCAAGTCCCACCAGTAGCAGAAAACATCATTCCACCATCATCGGTAGAAGTCCCTGGAATCCAGGTCAAATACCGTTGCCCCTTACGGTCACCCTCCAGGTAGTTCTTTAGGAAAGCTCTGTCGCCAGAAAACCTTCCAGGGGTCAGTCGGAGTTCTGCGACAGAATTAATTATTAGTGGTTGTCTCCCAACCAACGCAGACCCTTTGTATGGGTCTGTAGCATTGGAAATGTCCTGACGTAGAGACTGGTCCGCCTGAGCAACAAGTAGATCCTGATCGGTGGCCCAGTTTCCGGTCAGATTGACGGGAAAATCTGCTGGGCGCTTAACGCTGTAGAGATTTCCGTCACGCTGGATCAGTTGGGTCGGGCGGTCCACTGTCAGCGGTGAGCCGTCGATGTACACCAGGAATCCAGGTTCGAAGCCCTGGGCGGCCAGCCAGTCATTGACCTGTTGCTCCACACCGAACCATGTTTTTCTTGGCACACCGAATCGGTCATTCCACGCCACGTTAGTTAGGTCGTTCATCGCAGCGTCGAAGTTTTCGGCGTTGTCGTAGAGGTCACGCGGATCTTTGGAGCCAAGCGGATTGCCGGTGTCGTAAGTCATACTTTTCTCCTAGCATGAAAAAGCCCGCTCTATGGCGGGCTAGGTTGTGTATGGTTGTCCAGGTTAATCTATAGCTTTGCAGTATTCTTAGATGCGTAGCTCGGCAGATCCAAGCTAACAACAGAAGAATAGGAGATTGAATTGACAAGCAAAAAAACATGCAGCAGCTGCAACGAGGAACTGCACGTATCAGAGTTCATAAAAAATAAGCAAAGAAAGGATGGACTCCACTCTCAATGCAAGTCATGCGTAAACGAAAAACGAAAAAAATACAGAGAGGTGAATTACGAAAAAATCCGATCAAAGCAGAAAGAATATGAGAAACAAAATTATGAAAAAATCCTCTCCAGAACAAGAGAATGGCGCGAAAAAAATCGTGAAAAAATCAGACTGAAAAGCAAGGCATATTATTTAAATAACTCAGAGAGACTAAAAGAATACTCAAAATCATGGAAATTGAATAATCAAGATAGGGTAAAGGCTCATGCAAAGTCTTGGGCATCCAAAATTCAAGGAAGGCATGCCGAAATATGGAAGAAAAGAAAAGAAGAAAACCCACAAAAACTTATTGAAAAAAGAAGAAATTACTACAGGAAAAACAAAGAAATAGAAAACTCTAGAGCCAACAACTATATGAAAACTCGAAGAAGAATAGATCCAATATTTAGATTAAGGTGCAGCATTCGATCCAGAATATCGACAGTACTAAAAAGACAGGGCATAGGAAAATCATCATCCACAGCAGAGATACTTGGATGCAATTGGGATACGTTGCGATTGCACATAGAGTCTCTGTTTCTGCCCGGAATGACTTGGGAAAATCGGGACTTGTGGCATATTGACCACAAGATCCCGCTTTCCTCTGCATCCTCTAGCGAGGAGGTAATCAGACTGAATCACTATACAAATCTTCAACCTCTTTGGGCAGAAGACAACCTGAAGAAGGGAGCCAAGTTAGCCTACTCAGGCGCAAATGAATCGTCATAATCGTATACTCTTTCAGAATAGTTCACCGCACGAACAGATGCCGCGGTATTTCCGTTGGGATCAATGGAACTGATCAGTGCCGGGTATGGATTTCCCAGCAGTAGGTGCGGCGGTTCGATTTCCCAGGAAACATCGGGGACGAAATCGATACTGGGAATGCTCAGCCGGTAGTCGTCGATCCGAGATGCCGGGTATCCGCCGGAAACCGTTCCGTCTGGGCGGCGCAGGTACAGCGCTGGAGAGCTCAGCAGCGACCAATCGAGCGGCTCGCTGGACTCGATCAGGACCGAGCTTCCCGAGATCACGAACGATTTCAGATATGCGCTCTGCGCCAACCCAGGGCCTGGAACATCGCCGGCGAGGGCCACGTAATCCCAGAACTCGCTGTTCAGCGCATCGAGGCCGGTATCGAACGAATACTCGGTTCGTCGGTATCGCTGCGCCATCCGGCGGCGCATCCCGTAGCGCCAGGCGCGATCGCGGTTTGTGACACCGACAGCCGTGATTTTCTCGACCTTCCTGCCGGCATCGCCGGGCAGGCGGCACTGGACGGTATCTTCGATCCATCCGTTGGCGTTGACGAAATCCACGTCAACACCGTCGTAGTCGTCCTCCGACGGAGCGCTGATGCTGATCCTCAGGGGTCCATCCATGTTCTGCGGCGAGTACATGTGCCCGAACGTTGTCCTGGGCTCGTCTCTGGCCGCTGAGATCACGCCGCGCTTGATGGTCTTCTCGGCATACCCGGCCGCAAGAACGTCGTCCATGATCTGCGCCACCGTGACCTTACCGTCCTCATAGATCATGTCGAACGTGTCGCCACGGGCCTTCCAGACGGCGTCCAGCCTATCCAACTCGGCCAAGTCTAGATCGTCGTCGGTGTAGCCTCGTTCCTTTGCGATGTAGCAGAGGAACGGGACGATGTCTCGCGTTGCGAGTTCAGGCGTCCATGCTCCGCCCTGGCGGGTTGGAAGCATGCGGGTAGCCTCTACCGAGATGCGGCTCTCGGTCTGCGCGGAAATTCGATCAGACGACCGATACCGAACAGCCATTACCGTGACGCCGGCGTAGGACGATGGAGCCTGGAGGCGCGCGCGCATCCCGTACCACTGGGTGCGGTCTCGGTACTCGGATGTTGAGTTGCCGCCCTGGTTGACGAACACTTTTCTGATGCGAAACTCGGGCCGCATCATGTACGGCAGCGGGATGCCGTCCGTAAAACCCTGCTGGTCGAGAGAACTGCCAGCATGGTTCTTGCTGACCGTCGTCCATGCGCCGCCGATGGCCATGTCTCGCCACTGGATGTCGTAATAGGTGCGGATCTGGTAGATCTGCCCTTCCCTGCCTACACCGCAAAGCCCTTCCGGGCAAAATACGTCGATCTCGACGAAGTTGGTCTTCTCCGACACAGGGCACGCCGGGAATGGCCCGCGCCAGCCCCCTTCTAGGCTGGTCGGATCGATCGTGACGCGAGACGTAGACGAGTTGAGCGCGGTAAATCCAGGCCAGTCCACATCTACACCGCCGGCACTGGTCAGCCGCTCGACGGTGAGTTGCTGCGCGCTGTAGGACGTGATCCGATAGCGCAGTCCGCGCGGGCCGATTGCTGCATTGCCGGAACCGGTCTGCAACGCATTGGCCGGCGAACCGTTGCTGTAGTTGAGCGTCATCGACGTTGAGGTGATGTCGTTCACCAGGTAGAGGCCGCCGTTGGTGCCGACCACCTCGATCTCATCGCCAACATCCAGCCCGAGCTGAGCGATATCCCCCGTCACGACGTCGCGATTCGTCCCGCCGCCATCGTTCACCGAATAGGGGTACATCGCCTCAACCCGCAGGATCGTCCCCGCAACCCAGTCAGAGGGGAACGACCCGGCTCCGGCAGAAATGATGATGTTCGTTCCGGAAAACGTGAACGTAGTTGCCGACGGGTTCGGGGTGAGATTGGAGCTCTCGGTCAGGTCAAGACCGGCGTTGCCGGTTGAACTCGCGCCAACCTCTTCGACCAGATGCCACCAGACCGATGCAGGGTGCCCGCTGACGTTCTGCCCTGGTTCGAAAATCTGGAAAGAGGCATCGGCGCCCAGTGCCAGGAACGACGTGTCACCGATTTTCGCTGCACCTTCGGCGATCTGGAACCGACCACGTCCAATACACAGGAGCATTTCGGTCCACTGCTCACGCGGACCGGCGAAATACTTCCGGGGCGGCAGGATGTAGTCGGGATAAATCAGGCGACGGCCAGCAACTTCGCGGATCGCATCGCCGAGTTTTACCTTGTTCCCGCGCGCGCTGGTTTCAGAGAGCGACGCGCCCTGCCCGGGGTTCGTCGGCATGCCGGGCAATTGAGGCATGAGCATCCGAAAAACCGATTGCGCCCCCTTGAAAAGGGCCGCAGTAATCGTGAACGGATCAGTCCCGCGCGGGAGCTTGTAGATCCTCACAATGTCGCCGCGGTCGATGATGCGCTCGGCCCACTCGCCGGGGTGGACGAACTCCTCATGGGCCTTTTTTTGCTTGTCGGTCAGGTCACCGCAGAGCGCAACCTCGGCGGGGACGACACCGATGGAGAACGGGTGAACGTCGTGGCAGCGGTACCCAGGCGAATTCGCAGTCAGCCACGCATGGATCGTCATCCTGCGGCCGATCGGATGCCGCTCCAGCGGTTCTCCGTCAAGGAGCGATGGGTAGATTTCGATCACAGTAGAAGACCACCTTGGAATATTTGTCGGAGAACTTCTTGAGCGGGGTGAGCGACATCCCGCTCCCCGGATTGATTTCGAGAACCTGCAGGCGTCCATCTACCTCGACCAGCAGGCCTACGTGATCGAGCAGCCGCCCTCTGTAGGCCGCAGCGATGACCCCAGGCCCTGGCTCGCACTGCTCAAGCGCGCGCTCGATCTCCGTATCGCACGCACGCTGCATCGAAACTGGAGTGAGTCGCGTGACACCGCCGAAGTCGTTCAGCATCGGCAGTCCGAACAGCTCAACCCGCGCTATGAGCGTCAGGCCCCAGCAGTCCAGGCACGGCAGGGCCCGCCCGCCCTCGGTATAGATGACGTTTAGGTATCTGTTCGGCATGGGAATTCCAGGCAATAAAAAACCCGCCGAAGCGGGTTTCTTGGGTCGGCCGACTTAGATCAAAGCGACGTTTACCAAGTTGAGAAGGAGTAGCCTTTCGCTGTTATCGATTGGCCGATTCTCGCGAAGACGCGCTTGAAGCGTCGTCAGGACATACTTCATGTCGAGCGCTTTCTGCCTGGGTACTCCATGCAAAAGTTCCGCGACGAAATCATACTGGTATCTCTCGACATCGCCCCATCCTGGACGAGACGTGAGGCTATTTCTGTAGTCTCCAGAAAATCCGAAATCAGGGGCATATTCTCGGTCACCCTCACATGCAAATCGCCCTCGAACGAGATTCCCTTTCCCATTCTCAAATAATTGCTCTTGAGACCAGACCGCTTTACCGACCTCGGTCATTTCCCAGTGCGTTGCGTCAGCAGGGGCAACCGACCAATCTACCTTGTCGTAACTCATCTCAACCACCTCTAGCTGAGCCTCAATGTGGACGTGGCAGGCGGTGAGGTTGCCGCTTTTCGGGAGCGACCCTAGCCACACCAGAATCCTACTACGGCCAGTACTTCAGGCCAGAGAATTCCGACACGTTGTAGATGTGCCGCAACGCCGCGGTGTTGATGAGGTCGTAATAGCCGGCCTCCACCTGGACAGTGAGGCTTTCGAAGTCGGCACCTTTCACGCGCATCCGATAGGGGCGCTCTGCCGGCGCAGTCAGGTCGCTTTCGAGGTAGATTCGCAGGACAAGCGTGACCGGCTCTCCGGCGTCGATGGCCTCGGCAATATACTGCTGAGCAAATCCAGTCACGTTGTCGATCGCAAAGCCAACGCTCTGGTTCCCGCTGTTGTCACGCTTCGGGATCGAAACGTCGATAGCGCCAGCTATGAACGTCAGTAGCCGTCCGTCTTCTGTCATGCAGGTCAGGTCTTTGAACCCCTGACAGATGAGGATCGGATCGGGCCTGGAGGGCCGAGTAATCTCGATCGTTGCAATCGGAATATCCGGCCCATCCGATGCATAGAACCGCTCAAGAGCCGTCGCCATGTCGAGGCCACTCCCTGTTCATCGCGATGTCGAAGATGTCGGCGAGGAGGATGTACTCGGGCAGAATCTCGGCCCACCCTGGATCGATGATCGAGCGCTCTCGCATCACGACGGTTGCGTTGAAACGCCAGTGGTCGCGCCCGACGAGATAGCCACCGTCGTAGATCCCCTCGAAGTGCAGGTTGCACGGAACGATTCCCTCTTCCGTACGCAAATCGCACTCGAACCACTTGACGCCGTCTTTCAGGACGTCTCGGTACCACCCTTTGAACAGCCGAGCCTGCTCAGCAGTGAACAGCCAGGAAACCTCCAGCGCGACCGGCACATTGCTGAAGTTCCGCCTGTAGCGTGCCCGGCCGCTCTGGAGGGACGTCCTGGCCATAGGCTCTACCGTCTTGAAGCCGTACCCCTCCCTGAGCGGGAAGGGAAGGCCATCAGGCCATTTGATCATCGCCCTGCCCTCTTGAATCCATAGGCGCCTTCGATTGCTTTCGGGTAAAGCCCCTGGCCGGACGAAACCTTGTTGGCAAAGTCCTGCTCGACCGCATCGAGAGTTACCCGCAGGTTGTTCCCGTCCATGGTGGCGGTGGCGGAAACCGGAGGACCGTTGTTGATGATCTGCAGGCTGATCTGCGGCGAGCCCTGCGCGGTGGCGTCGCCGTTGCTGATCACCTCGCCTCGCGTGTTCGGCAGCATGTACTGCCGGCCATTCGCAGCCTGGAATACCTCTGGTGCGCCGTTCTCGTTGATCCGGTACATGCCGCCCGCCCCTACGGGACCGCCGTACTGGCGACCTCCAGCGAACATCCCTAGCATCGCTGGGATTGCTGCTGCCATTGCAGCAAGGCCTGCCGTCGCAGCGCCGCCAAATGAGGCCACAGAGGCCGCAGCTGCAGCTGGGGCATATGCGCCAGCCAACGCCCCGGCCTGAGCAATGCCCTGGGCGGTTGCGGTCGCTTGCATGCTCTGCCCCATGATGAAGTTCTTCGCCTGTTCGATACCGACCTTGACGAGGGCGCCCACGACCTGGTTCAGCATGGCGCCGGCCAGTTGTCGCATTGCATCGGCACCGTTGTTCGCCCCGGTTATCAGCCCTGTCAGAGCGTTCGTGCCGGCCTGCTGCACCTGATCCAGCGTTGCCATGATCATCTCGTTGCCGGCAGCCTGGCGGCGGAATCGCTCCTCCTCCAGTTGCTTCATCGTGGCATCGTGCTGTTGCTCGGCCTGCGCCTTGAGTTCCAGGTAGCGCTGGTCCTCGAGCAATTTGGCCTCGTTCAGCTTCTTCAGGTTCTCCAGTTCGGTCTGATAGCGCTGATCTTCGCCGGCGATCGGGTCCATCTGACCCAGCAACTGCTTGTTGGCTTCGATCTGTTGCGCTTCGTACAGTGCCGCGGCGAGCGCGCGGACCTGGGCGACCTGCTCCGGCGTGGCGAATGGATTAAGGCGAGATTGCGCCCCAGCTTCTGCCAGTTCCTTTCCCTTCAGTCCAGCCTGTGCCAGTTGCTGGGAAAGGTCTCCGATAGTCTTCTCATTGTCCAAGGCAGCGCGACGCTGATCCTCCATCGACTTTTTGACCGTAGAGGCGGTATCAGAGGCTGACTTCTTCTCTTGCTTCCGCGCTTCGCTGTTGCGGAATATCTGGACAGCGAGACGCTCCGCCTCCGCGATCTCCTCTTTTGTGGCATCAGCACTGAGCTTTTTGCGCGCGGCAAGCTTCGCCCGTTCTTCACCCGCGAGAGCAGATAGTTCAGCCTCGTCGCGAAGATTCTGGAGAGCCTTTGTATCCTCCGGGTTTGCCTGGCGATCCGGGCCATTACCAGATGGGGATGAACTCTTTTTATCTAGGGCTGCGTCGACGTCTGAACGCTTTTTCTGTAACTGGTCAAGCTCCTGCGTAAGCTCCTCGACCGCGCCCTGGATACGCACGGCATCTTCAGCATATCGATTGGCCCTTCGACCAGAGCCTTGGGCTTCTTTTGCCGCGAACGCATAGTTTTCCCCAAGCAGTTTGAGCTTATCGCTCACTGCTTGGATTCGCTTGTCGATGTCCAGTTGTGCAACCTTCAGCTGTGCCTGTCCAAGTTTTTCAACGGACAGGGTTAGAAGGTCCGTAGGCTCTTTCGCCTCCCGTGCATTCGTTGCAAATGTTGCGATCGCGGTTGCTGCCAGCAGAACAACCCCAAGCGGTCCGCCGAGGAACGCCATTGCCGATCGAAGTCCACCCATCACCACCGTCCCGGTGGTTGCTACACCATTCAGCGTTGCTTGAGCAGCCGTTAGCGCTCTTGTGGCGGCCAAGTCGCGTTCTTTAGCGGCCAGCAGCGCGTTTAGAGCTGTTGCGTGGGCATTTGAACCCCTGGCAGCATTCAAGTCCGCCTGAGCCAGAGCGACAGCCGCGGCGGCGGCGGCCTTCTCTGCCTCTGCCCGCCTCAGTGCACCTATAGCAGCATTCCGATCAGCTGCTATCTGCTCAAGCGTTGCCCGCAATCTTTGCACTTGGGCCGCACCTGCTGCATACAGGGAGGTAACTAGACGCCCAGCCACAACAGAGGCCAGAGAAGCTGCTGCGACTGTTGCAGTGTCGAGAAATGCTGCCATTTTTTCCGAGTCAAGCCCGAACTCAAGAAGCGCATCAGCAGCCGAAATAAGACCATTGGTGAAGGTTTGAAGGGCGCCAGTCTGGTCTTCCAGCGAAACAAGGACTTGAGTAAATGCAGTCCGAATCCTGACCCCTGCATCGGTCAGGTTATTGGACATGCCGGCGGCTGCCTTTGAGTTCTCTTCCAAGGACTTACGTAGACCCTCGGTGAGCATTTGCGCCGTTAATTGCCCCTGCGCACCAAGACTCCTAACTTCCGCCCCCGTCTTACCTGCAGCGGCGCCGATATCCTCAATAACAGACGGAACTGCGCTGGAGATTGTTTCCCATTGGTCAGCCGAAACCTTGCCGGTGTTGATTGCCGTGGAGAACTGGCTGATCGCTGCCTCTGCTGCATCCGCCTTGGTCGCATTGGTCACGAATGCATACGACAGCGAATCCATCACATCCAGTGCAGACGTTGTGTCGTATCCGAGAGCTTTCAGGCCTGCAGAAGTGCGGATGTAGAGTTCCTGCGCCTCGGAGAGCGCCCGGTATGTCCCGTTGGCGGTACGGAGCAGTCTGGCCTGTACGTTTTCATACTCTTCCTGGCTTGCAGACGCCAGACGAACCCTGTCAGCCATCTCCTGATAGGACTGGACCATGCTGGCCATCTCGCGGAGCGCTGACGCCGCGATGATCGTCTTAATAGCCGACGAAAGCTTGGTGACAGTCGTGTTGAGACGTGCCGCCTCGCTATCAGCACGCCGCATGGTTGCCTGCATCTGATCCAATGAACGGTCAGCAGCATTCGTGCCGTTTACAAGGCCAGAGGTATCCGCCTCGACGGTGTAGTAGATGCTGCCGACATTCTCAGCCATCAGGGTGCTCCTTTCGCCCGCGCCTTGCGCTTGGCCTCGATCTTGTCGAACCACTCCATCGTCGCGTCATGCTCTGCCGCGGTCGGGGCTCTGGCGCCCGGAGCGTTCGATTCGGTTGGGGGGTATTTCGCGCGCAGAGCGCCAATCAGGCCGGTCATGGTCATGGACCAGGCTTCGCGCTCGCTCAGCCCCAGGTGCGCTATCGCCGTCGCAACGTACTCCCGCGCAACGAATTCCCCCGAGTAGTTCGGCTCTTCGTCGTGGCGCCGGGGGAGCGGCGGAAGCGCCCCAGTGACGCCGTGCTTCAGCAGGCAGCGCGCGAGAGGCACAAGGTGCTCGACGTCCGCAGTTCCTGGCCGGTAGACCAGGTCCTGGTCGTAGTAGCCAAACACGTCGGACAGGTCCTGCTCACTACAGGCCATCACCACGGCCAGGGCGTCCGCGAACTGGTCCGCCTGATGCTTCTCGGTGATCGGGTCGCTCATGACGCGCGCGAAGACGTCGACAATCTCGGCCGGCGTACCGAGCTGGGTCATGGCGTACAGGGACGGCCGCAGGAGAAAGCACTCCCCCGAGGCCGTGTGTACGCCTATCTCACCGATCTCGGTGAGGATCACGGTGCAGTAACGGTTACCGGAACGGTCACGCTCACCGACGGCCGCGCCGCACTGGTGATTTTCACCGTGGTGGTACCGACATCAACACCGGTCACCAGGCCGGTAGAGCTCACGGTAGCAATCGCCGGCGCCGCACTTTCGTAGACCAGGCCGGGAGCCGCACCAGTCGGGGATACAGCGGCGGTCAGTTGCTGGGTGGCGCCTTCGGCGATCGAGACGGAGGTCGGCGAGACGGTAATGCCCTGCACCAGCGGGATGACCGTGACGGTTGCGGCATCGGTGACGCCCGGGGCAACGCTGGAAGCAGCGGTGATCGTGACGGTGCCGGCCGACAGCGCGCTCACCTCGCCGGTAACTGCGTTCACCGCGGCCACGGTCGGCGCACTGGAAGTCCAGCGCAGGCCTTGCGGAGCGCCAACAGGCAGCACGACGCCCTCGAAGTTGAAGCCTTCGCCAACGGTAAGCGAGAGGGTCTCCGGCACGACCTGAATGCTGGTCGGGTCCGGCGCATCCGCGTCGGGGGTATCCTCGACGATCAGGCCGAAGTCGGAAGCGGTCGCCGAAGCCTCGAAGCTGTAGGTGGTGACATCGTCGTACGGCGCGGAGCGACTGAGGTTGCTGATGAGCATGAATGCGGTGAAGGTCAGGTCCGGGAAGGTCATGCGCATCCAGGCAACAGGCTGCCCGCCGGTCGCGTCCGGCTTCACGACATGCTTCGTCAGGTCGATCAGGTTCTGCGCGCCAGCACCCGAGGACTTCACGGTGCCGTCACCGGAAATGGTCAGCGTCTGGAAGCTGGCCAGGTTCTCCCGCAATGCGCCAACCGAGTCGGAATCAGTCGCGTCGATGGTGTCCCACTCGACGGTGAATTCCTTCGTGCGGAGCGACCCGAAACGGCGCCAGTCATTCTCCGCCGGCAGCGCATCGCCGCATCCGATGTAATACTCGAGCACGACGTCGCGGCCCGGAAATTTGAGCTTCTTGCAAGCCATGTCTGGCCTCCTGATTAGTAGAGAACTTCAAGGTCCAGGCTGTACCAGGCCCGGTTTTCGGTGGTGTATCCGGGCCCTATCGGCTCGCCGATTGCCCGAACAGATGCGGCGCCACAGGGGGCGCTGTCACCAAGCGCTGCCTGCGCCAGGGTCTCGATTGAGTTGCCGACGTCGACAACGTGTTTCCGGACGCCCTTCGGGCCGAGGAGGATCACCTTGAACCGCAGGCGACGAATGTCGACCTGAGTCGGGGGGCCGCCGGTTTGCTGGATCGCTGCGATGAATGCCGAGTCGAGCGAGGGGTGGTCGACCCACATCCCGCGGCTGTACTGGTAGCCCTCGCCCAGGATCGAAGCCAGCCAATCCTGGAAGGCGTCGTAGGGGGTCATACGCGGTAGGTCCTGCGGAGGATGGCCGGGATTGCTGGAATGATCTGGTCAAAGCCCTTCGTGAGAAATTCAGGCTCCGCATTCTTGTCCCAGTAGTTTCCCCGGCTAGGGTCGTTCTCGTCCCGTGGCTGGCCGGCGAGAGTGCCTGGTGCTTCGTGGACTGCTGCTGCGTAGGCAGCGGTGTAACCGACGCTGCCCTCGACCCCGTTTGGGCCAACAGTAATCTGGGGGGCCGTTTGGCTGTTGACCAGAGTCGATGTGTCGATCGGTGTCATGGTCTGCGCCATTGTCGCTCCCTGGCTCAGCACCTCATAAACAGCGCGCTCGGAAACACCGCCGGCAATGTTCTCGACAGCCACACGAAGATTCCGCCGGACGCGGTCGATTCCTTGGATTGCCATGTCAGGTCACCGTATTGGATAGAATTCATGCGCCGCACACGCGCAGGAGAATTGACGATGCTCACCGCACAGCGATTGCAAGAGGTAGTTATCTACGAACCCGAAACTGGCCTTTTTACCTGGAGGCAAACGCTCTCCAATCGAGCCATAGCCGGTCGTCAGGCGGGCACCATTGATGCGCGTGGATACTTGGTGATCAAGATCGACGGAAAGCGCCATCAGGCAAATCGTCTTGCCTGGATTTACGTCCACGGGAGGCTGCCGAATGGGGTGGTGGATCACTTCGATGGAGTTCTCACCAACAACCGGATATCCAACCTTCGTGAAGTGCCTCAATCCACCAACACCAAGAACAATAAAGTCTCGAAGAACAACACTTCTGGGCACCCTGGTGTCTACCTGAACAAGCGAACCGGTCGCTGGTACGCGCAGATATGGGACAGCATGAAATGCATCCACCTGGGCAATTTCATAGATAAAGCTGACGCAGTGGCAGCAAGAAAATTAGCTGAGGAGAGACTTGGTTACGTGGTTCGAATCTAAGTCACGAGCAGAAAATCAGGATCCTCTCCAAAAAAGCTCATGTCCCAGTTCGTCACCGAGCGAATCTCTTCCCAGCCGTTGGAACCATCGAACTGGATCAGGTCCAGGTACTTCGGCCGGCGGTCCTCGGTGTAGATCTGGTGGCGCGACACGAACTCGGCGCCGTTGTTATCGCGGACCTGCTCACCTTTCGCTACCCAGGTGCAGGCGATCTCGTAGTCGGGACCGTAAACGGCCTCCTGGGTCGAAAGGTCGAAGTGCAGGAATGGCCGAACCGTCGCCGTGTTGGAATAGCTCCAGCTAGCCGTTGCGCTCATGAGTCACCACACATGCAGCCACCGCGTGCGATCCAAAGACCGCCGTGTGCGGTCTGGGTTGGGTTCGGGGGAATCAGCCCCGTCGCACATCCGTGCTTGTCCAGGGCGTTCAGCAGGGCCAATTGCGCCTTCCAGCGATCAGCAAAGGCCTGGTATCGGAACGATCGAGAAGCGCCGGATGGTGCCGTCTGGCTGCTGATGTACTTGTCGGCCTGGGCCAAGGCGAATAGCGCCAGCAGGTAGGCCTGAATCAGCAGCGCGGTCGATGCCGGGTAATTGGCATCCAGGCAGTCCTGGATCTGCTGCAATTGCTCGATCCACGCCGCAAGGATGAAATCGGGCACGTTGTCGATGCCCTGGCTCTGCAGGTACTGCCGGGCCTGTTCAACTGTGATCATGTCCGATTCCTGGAAGAAGAAGGCCCCATTTCTGGGGCCAGAAACGACGAAGCCGCCCGCAGGCGGCCTCTCGTCACGCACCGGTCACTTGGCCGGGAACAGCTTCGCCAGCTCGCCATCCGGCAGAAGGGCGGCAAGCGCTTCCTCTCCCTGGCGGCCATCGAACTCGATCTTCAGCTCCTTCAAGCGCGCTTTGATCAGCTCCCGGCGCTCGCTGCCGTCCGGGATCGCCGGCGTCAGGGTACCGGCCTGGGCCTTGGCCTGATCCAGGATCTTCGCTGCTTCCGCGTTGGCTGCGGCGATGATGCCTTCGGCCTGAGCCTTGGCGTCAACGATCATGGCGTCGACGGATGCCTGCGCTTCGGCGAGAGCTTGCTTGGTCGCTTCGTCGACCTGGAACGAAACGTCCAAGGTCAGGCTTCCGTTCTTGAGTGCGCCAATCTCGCGCACGTTCGGCAGGAGCGCCGAAGCCAGAGAGTCGAGTTCCAGCACCTGGCCCTTGGAAACGCCGTTCCAGGGCTTGATCACCTCATACTTGGGCATGTCGCTCTCCTTACGCCAGGTTGGCGCCGTAGATCACGCCGGACAGACCTTCGTCGTCCTTCTTCACCTGGATGCCCATGGCGCTCATGATCTGGAAGTTGTAGTTGACCTGCGGCAGCGGGCGCGGCAGCGGGATAACACCGGTAGCCATGCCGACCAGCGGGGTGACCACGTCGCGGCGGCGCTGGTAGCCCAGGAACTCGTTGCCCGACAGGGCGAAGGTCTGGCGAACCGCGCGCGCCGGGATGAACGGGGTGATCAACTGCAAAACAGTGCCGCCGCTCAGGATCGTGCTGCCACCGATTGCCACGGTTGCCGGGCGGTTCATGTTGCCCCAGATTTCCGGGGACACCCACAGCACATCGTAGGCATCGACCTTGTTGTTGCGGGCGGCCTGGCCGAAAGCGCCGGTGGTGAAGAACGCAGCCAGTTGCTCCTGGGTGGCAGTGGTCAGGTCGATGTTCGCGCCGCCGGCGCCGGAGCCCAGGTTGACCTTGATGGTGTTGCGGTGATTGCGCAGACCCTGAGCCGGGTAGTTCTCGACTTGGATGTTGGTGGCGCCGTCCAGGGTGTAGGCAACGATCCGCTTGTTGAACTTGCGGAGCTTCGCAGCCTGCGAGTCCAGAACCAGGTCGATGCCGACGGTGTTCATGCCGGCAGCATGGCGCCAGTTGACACCGTAGCCGGCGGTGAACACCGGAATGGGGTCGCCATCAGAGTTGTACTCGGTGTGATCGAAGGAGTACGGGGCCTGACCGTCGATGCTCACCGACACGTCATCGGCGATGTCGCCGACCACGTTGTAGAGCTTGGCACTCTTGCCGATCGGCAGAACGGTCTGCACCTGCAGGAGGTCGTTGACGATCTCCATGCCGGTCTCCTGGTTGCGGTACTGGATGATCTGGGCGTCGATCTCTGCCCAGAACTCACGACCCAGGCCGGCCAGCGCATTGCAGGCCAGCATTCCCGGGGTCATGGCGCCGCGGTGCTCGGCGAGCATAGCGGCGTTCTGGTTGTTCCAGATGCTGCGGTTGGCCTGCAACTCCTGGTAGTGGCCCATCAGGCGAGGATGGGCGGCGATTGCTTGCTGGGTGAGGAACATGTGTCCGTACTCCTATTAGGGCGCCGGGGCGGCGACACTGCCGACACGGAAGCGGATGCGGATGAAGTCGGTTTCGCCGGAGGCGATGACTGCATCGTCCTGGCTGTAACCGAGGACCGTGTCGGTATCGCTCGACGCGATGGCACCCTGGCCACTGGTTCCGAGCTTGATCGGCGTGTCCTTCTTGTAGGTACCGGCCGGGCACAGCACGGCGAGTTCGCGACCCTCTTCGACGTAGTTGCCCACGGCCGAATGGCCGGCGGGAACCGCATCGCGGATGTTGAGGCCTTCGTGATGAGCGCAGTCGATGACGTAGAGGCGGCCAACGCTGGCGCTTGCCTGAGCAAACAGGTCGCTGCCATTGATCACGGCGAACGTGCCGGGCAGGAGAGCCGCGGCGGTCTTGCGGGTTTCGGTCTTGAACAGCGACTTGCCGTCGATGTTCACGCGACGATAGCGAGACATGGCTTACTCCTTCGGCAGGTTGTTGATATCGGCGGTGAGACCGCCTTTGTCGGTGGCGGCATTGGCGCCCAGCGGGGCGGACTCGCCGCACTGCTTGAACATTTCCTTGAGCGCGTCGCCGGCCAGGCTGTTGGCGATGACCTCGCCGAACTTGGCCTTGACCGCTTCACGCATGCTGTCTTCCTCGGCGCGCTGGTTGGCGGTCAGCGTGTCGGCCAGGGCCTTGTGGTTGGCGACCAGGCCGTCGACCTTGTCGGCCAGTGGTTTGATGATGGTGTCCGCCAGTTCCTTGATGGCGCTGGAGGTGTTGGTGCCGATTTCCTTCACGATTTCGGCCTTTTCTTCGGGGGTCAGGGGCATGTCGCCCTCCTTCTCAGGTTGATCAGGCCGAGCCTGACGATGGGTGAAAATGTTCTTGATGCTGTTGGCCACCATGGCGACCCAGGACTCTTGCCGGACAACGGGCTGGCCGGACTCGTCGAAGACGATCTTCCCTGCCTCGACCTTGTAGCCGTACACCTCGGTCACACCGCCGTTGAGGCTGATCACGGCCTGGGAATCGGTGAAGTCGGCAACCCATGCGTACTGGTCGGGGCCGGAGGCGAATCGCTCCTTTGCGGCTCGGTCCAGGCGCTGCTCACGCTCCCGGTAGGACTCGCCAACCAGAGCGCCGGAGTTCGGATGAAGCGGCACAGCCTGGTCCGCGTTCACCATGAGGCCTACGCCCTGCTCAGGAGTGGCCGCCCCTACTTCGTGCAGCAGGATCGCGTCATGGTCCATGCTCTGGATGTCGGCGACCCACTCCGCGCCCTGGGCACGCTGGCTTTCGTTCGGCTCGATGCGATTGAGGAATGCGGCAACGCTGGTATGGATCGGGGGGACGTCATCCCCCTTCTCCAGCGCTTCGACGCGCTGCAACAGTTCACGGCCGCCCTCCGTGGACTTGGCGAACTCGACGTCGACCCACTTCTCCATATAGACCCGGTTGCCTGACTTCTTCACGTTGCGGTTCCAGGCGCCGACGTGGGCGGCGTTGATCCCTTCAGGCGAGAACGCAGACACGAACTTCCCGTCGACCATCGGGTGCCCGAGCGGCGCCAGCGTTCCCTCCAGGCCCGGGTAGTGCTTATCGATCTGCTCGGCGGTGTAGAGACCACCGTTCATGACCACCCCGGCCGGCAGGGTGTAGCTCGGCAGAACCAGGTGTTCGCGCCCGTTGTAGGTCTCACGTCGAATACTGGCGCTGTTGACCTGGGTGGTGATGTTGACCTGCATGGGCATGGCTCAATCCTCTTTCGCCCAGGGCCCGCGCCCTTTGGCTTTCATGACTTGGTAGTTGCGGCGCGCGCGCTCGACGATGGCCGGGACAACCGGGTTCCCTTCGTCATCGACCAGTACCTCGACCTGGCTGCACTTGCAATTTATTGGGTTTCCGTCTCGGCTGTACCATTCCCTCACCTCATCCGAGGTGTAGAGCCTGGCGTGCCTGTCCGCATGGGTGGCCCTAGTGCTGGGGGACAGGGCCGACATGTGCATCAGCTTTGACTGGACGCCGTAGTCGGCCTCAGCAGCGTCTTTCTCGTCCCAGCGAGCCCTTCGGAGTGCGGTAGTGACCTCAGTGCGGGCGATGCGATGACCTCGACGCGCCTCGATGCCGGTCTGGGCAGTCAGGTCCCGCGCAATCTCGCGGGGATTCTTCCCGCGCCCCATGCCCTCGGCGAGAATGCGCGCCATGTCGGCCTTGACTTGGCCGGACAAGCCCTTCATCTCCTCGAACTCCCGGGCGCGAAGCAGTGCCATCCGCGCGCGGTAGGCGTCGGATCGAAGCAGGACATCCAGCGATTCCCGGCCGGCGCGGTATGCAGGCGACTGCTGCGCCAGGTTGGCGTGGGTCTGCGCAGTCCCGCGGATGTAGGCAACCCCGACATAGGACTCGAAGAACCAGAGGTCACGCTCCCCGCCCTCTTGCAGGATCTCGTCGACCATCAGGTTGGTGTCGGCGAAGATCGCGGAGAGAAGGGCCTGGTCGAGACGGTAGGTGTACTGCTCGTTCACCACCGGCTGGGCCGGGATTCGATCCAGGGCGGCCACGTAGCCATCCCTGATCTTCCGCATGCGCCTGTCGAACTCGCGCATTGCGCCCCTTTCCAGGCGATCTACCCCGGTCGGGTCACTGCTGCTCGCCGGTAGGATCGGTGCGCGCGGCATCTTCATCCTCCGGTTCGGTGTCAGGTAGCGGATCACCACCCTCGAGCGGGTCGTAGCCAGCCTCTTCGCGTATTTCCTCCGCCGTGAACACGGGCTCGCCAGTGCCGATCGCGGCGCTGTTGATCTCGCTCATTGTCTTGGAGCTGGCCAAGCGCTCGGCCTTGGTCGGCATGGTGAGGTCATCCCAGATCGCGGTGAACTCGGCTTTCAGCGGAACCACGCCGATGCGCATCAGGTGCGCGAACAGGTCGTTGATCTCGAACGTCAGTTCTTGCACTCGGCGCGCCTGGCATCTGGCGTTGTGGTACTTCTGGTCCTCACTGCTCGCCCTTTCGCCGGTCTGCATGCCCACCAGGATCTTTGTCGGGATGTCGACGCCGGCGGCGGCGGTTTGCAGGTTGACGTTGTACGTGGGGCTGGGGTCCGAAACAGCGGACACCATCTGCGTAACGGTCGCCCCCTGGGTCGGGAGCAGGACATCGTTGCCGCGGTTTAGCTGACGCGCCGCCTCGTTGAAGCGTTCGTTGAGCGCATCGATCGTCACCCCGTAGGTGCTGGCGATCTCGCCGAGCTGAATCTCCTTGTCGAAGTTCAGCAGGAGCTGGCGTGCAGCGTTCTTCAGGAACGATTCGCCACTGCCTCCCTCGACCTTCTCCAGGCTGATGAAGGCGTTGTAGGCAGGCTCCAGGAAGCCGATTGCATCGCCGGTCCAGTCGCCGAGGATAAACACCCGATCCGGATGGATATCCCGCACCAGGCCAGGGCGGCCGGCTTGGGAAGCCTCGGTGTATTCCCACATGGTGGGCTGCCCGTAGGTCTCGCTATCCAGCTTTTCGTCGAACGACTTCGGCTTAAGGCACCCAGCCCAGGCCGGGGTTACCTTCGCCAGGCCATTGACCTTGCCCGAAACAGGTCTATCCCAGGGCTGGCTGTCCCTGATGTGGAGGAGCAACCCGGAGTACCGACCCACCAAACGGCGCCTGTCGGCTTCGGAGACTGCTCTCCAGAACCTCCCGCCGGCGATCAACGGCTTGTTCTTCCTCTCCCACTCGGTTTCGTCCTTGGAGCGGTCCTGGTCGTCACCCTCGATGACCTGCGGATTTGTCTTCCAGCACGTGGTGACGATCTTCTCGACCGCGCCATGGGCAATACCGCCCCGCCGGTACATGGTGTACAGGTCGTTGAACGTGATTTCCTGAGGGAAACCATACTCGCACCATGCCTGCGGCCGCTTGGCGTCATGGCCGATGCCCTGGTTCAGCAGGCTCATTCGGGCACGCGCGATGGCACTGCTCATCGCGTGATTGACCGCGAGGTCGAGTTTGTCAGTCATGGTCAGTCCGATTTCAGGATTAGGCCTGGCTTGTCCGTCTCGCGGACCAGTTCGACAGAAGAGAGGTTGGGGTCGCGCCATACCATCGTCCCTTCAGCGCCAGCGTTCTCGACCGCCACGGTGCGGGCGCAGGACGTGCAGCGAGCACGGACCACCATGGAGCGGCTGGTTGCGCGCTCCTTGAGGATGAAGATGGCCATCAGCGGGCTCCGGGAAGAAGGATGCCAACAGCACTTCTTCGCTTGATCAGCGGCCCAAGCGCATACCGTGTGGCGTCCCAATAGTGGTTGTTCTTGTCGACGATATCGGTAAGCACATCCCCGGTCTGCCGGTCTACCTTGTAGCTGTATAGCCTGGCCTCGCGGAGGGTTTTCGTGCATCGCTCATGGATCACGATCTCGACATAGCTGCGAAGGTGGGCAATGCCGTCCTCGACGCTGCCTTTCCATTTCTCGACACCTTCGATCCTGGGCAGACATGCACGACTGCCATCTTTCCCTTTACTCCTGACGTGGCTGATCGTCTCCGGCCTGGCCGAGTCGGCTCGGACTGCATGTCGTTCGATCCCTGGCAAGCGCCTGATCATGTACTCAGCGATATCGTCGTTCTCAAGTCCAACCTTTCCGGCTTCGTGCTCAATCCAAAGCCTGCGGTCGTAAATCCAGCATTTGACGCCGACAGTCGGGTCCTGGCTGAACCCCCAGTCGATGCCGTAGTAAGGGCCATCCCAATCGGGACCAGGCTCGAACTCGGCCACCCGGTACTTGCCAGCAAGGATCTGAGCGTCGCTGTTCTCGCGGTAGGCGCCATCCCATATCCAGGCATAGGTCTGGTCGTCCAGCGTCTGCCGGTCGTTCAGGCGCTCCTGATCGAGCACATCGGGAAACCACGGATTGTCCGTGTAGTTCATCTCGACGATTTTTGCGCCTGCCGGCATGTTCTTCCGGAACCGGGTGTCGGTGGCGCTTCCATCGCGCTCCGGGTTCCAGGTAATCCAGACCTCCGAGTCGTTCTCACGAACCGTCGGCAGGAGCTTTATCCACGCCGTTTCGCTGACGTTTTCAGCCTCGTCAACCCAGGCGATCAGGATTCTGGCCTTCGACTTGATGCTGTCGAGGTTATGGCGCAATCCGCAGAACACATACGAAATTCGGCGATTCTTGGTCCGGATGTACTTCTCACCAATGTCGAAGTACGCGTCCAGCCATGGCTCGGATCGAATTGCCTGCTTGATCTCCTCCATGGAGGACTCTTCAAGCGAGTTCATGTACTCGCGCGCCCCGAGGATCACGCCACTGATTCCAGCCTCCGCGTACATGTACGCCCTTACTGCCGTCATCTTGGCGAACGTGCGCGTTTTGGCACTGCCTCGTCCACCATGGGCGCCGCGGTACCGGGCAGGGCCTGAGAAGACTGGTATCAGCTTTGGCGGAAGCTCAATCTTCGCCGTGGTCATGGCTTGGCGCCACAAGCTGGATGGTGGTCGGCATTGTCGGGATCGGACCTCCGCCAGGGCCAGAGTGCTCGAGCTGGTGCTTGTTGCTGTACATGCCACCCGACTCCTTGGCGGCCTGCTCGTAAAGCTGGGCAGCCAGGGCCATGTTTCGCATGCCCTCGGCGCGCTCAGCCATCCGACCCAATGCCCTCAGTCGGTAGGCGCGGTTGGCGATCGGGATGTCGGCGATCTCCTCGCGGAAGCGCTTGCGGGTGTCCTCGAAGAGGATCCGCCACTTCGCGGCAAGGCCCTTGCTGCACACCTTGTTCGGGTCGTGCGACTCGATCTGCTGCCGACTGACCTCGATGCCGAATTCCTTCTTGACCGATTCCGCAACCTGGGATGGCGTATCGAAACAGGCCAGCGCCTGAACGATGAACGCCTTCACGTCGCTGCTCAGGGTTGCCATCGTTTTTCTTCCTGTCATGGGCCTGTCGTGGCTATGCCGACTTCAGCAGGCACGTACCGCAGGCTCTCGAAATGTTGATTTTGGCCACCTCTGGAGGCCTGCTAGCAGCGTCGATGAGATACTGCACGTCCTTGCTTGGGCCGTACCGCCTCACCACGCCGACGAACTCCTCGACGTCATGCCCGCGGAGCTTCAGCTTTGGAAAGCCCTCCTCGGTGAACTTGGGCTCGCCGTATTGGTTGTGCTCTTGGCAGATGTGGTAAAGCTCATGCTCGACCAATGCGCAGAACTCCGCGTCGGAGCACTGGGAGCAGTAGTCAGCAGCCAGGGTGATCAGAAACCTCGGCAGGTATCCGAACCAACGGATCATCTGCTGTTCCTGCCTACCCTTCTGCCAGGCTCCACACCGGAACGTCACCTCTTCGCACTGACCCAGTACCGTCCTCCCCTGCTTGGTGAAGCTGGAGGCAGCCCATAGGAAAGCGAGGGGAGCGTCTTGTAGGTGGGCGTGGTCTTCATTGCCCAGGATTCCATTCGGATCGATTAACACCGACTTCGCCCAAGCCAGAACATCCTGAGCGGGGACAAAGGCGTCCGCCCAATCTTCGCCTTCCGCGAACTGCCCGATCGTCTCTGGAGGGTGAGGTCTCTTCAGTTCCACGACCAGTCGTTTCCGAATATCTGCCGGCGCCGGGACCAGGCGTAAAGTACGAGCCCAGCATGGAGGATCACCGAAAATGGATTAACCGGTGCGCCCTTCATGATTCCGTACAGGATTCCGAATGCACCACCAGCCACCAGGTAGAAGGAGATACCCAATAGGGGCTGCCCAGACAACTGGACGGTGCGCAGGAACTCCAGAGCAGCTACAACGACAAGCACACACAGCAGCGCATCCAGCGCCGCCAGAATCGACATGATCATGATCAGGTTCCTCTCGTAGGAAGGAACCGCTCTGTGATTGCCGTTACTGCCGCCTTCAGGCCGGGGATGATATTCATCGCCAGCAAACCAATGGTGAATGCGACACCACTCAGAAATGCGTCATCGAGTGGAATCTCGTACTCACGCGAAAGCCATGCGGCAACCGGAGCAGTCCAATAGGTTGAGCACCCGAATCCGGTTGCTACAGCGAGCGCGGCTTGCCAGCGGTTCAGGCCGCTCAGGAATCCAAGGGACAGAATCGACCCCCAGAACCCGGCAATAGCGACGCTGTACTTGGCGAAGATACCTCCGCCAACGGTCGTCATCGGGTCCATTTGCTTACTCCAGATGCAGAAAAGCCCAGGTCATTGCCTGGGCCTTGTAGTGTGGTGCCGGCAGCAGGAGTCGAACCCGCAACCCTCTGATTACAAATCAGCAGCGCTCCCTGTTGCGCCATACCGGCTTATTGGCTGACGCGGATGGGATCGAACCATCGACCAGTCGGGTAACAGCCGACCGCTCCACCTCTGAGCTACACGTCATTGAATCGAATTTGGAGCGGCTCGCGGGACTTGAACCCGCAACATCTGACTTGGAAGGACAGCGCTCTGCCAGTTGAGCTAGAGCCGCGGAATAGGTGCCGGACTAGCCGGCGTCACGCCCGCAGAGCAAGGAGCCGGGGCTTTCGCCTTGATCACCAATGGTGACCCTTGCTTTCTTCTGCCGCATGCGTGATTTGGAGTGGCCGGCGCTGATCTCCGGCTTCTGGCTCTCTGTGTACGTTGCTGCGCCTAGGCGTCTGTGTCACCACGGGCTTGCCATAAACCCTCGATTCGCAGCATCAGCACCACTGCATTCACTCCGTGCCGGGCTTCCACCGGCTCCCACTTCACTTTAACGCCTGCGTGTCCAAGGCGATCCCGGAGTATTAGGTCGCGGTAGGGCCGGGTCCCACCTTTGACCATCCTCGGCCGCGTAGTCGCAACCCAGAAGGATTCAGATCAGTACTACTACCGCTCCAACCAGGAGCAGCAGGACCAGCGCGCCACCGCCGATACCCTTGAGCAGCCAAACATCTTTCGATTCAGCAGACATTGCAGAACTCCGCAGATGAATGGAAACAAAAAGCCCCGGCATTTGCCAGGGCTACAGAGCTACCGATCCTCACAACGCGCAAGATCGGCAGGATGGGGATATAATCGGCCACGCGGCCATCGATGTCAAGCCGCCATTCGCTCGAACATCCCCTGTTCCTCAAGCAGAGCTACAGCGGACGCGATAGCGTCGCTGAGGATTCCATCCAGAGCCTCATGGATGCCAGCCCTCCACCGACGCCGAGTACGTTCAGGAGTGCCATGGTTGTCGTCCCACCTGTTCATGTCGTAGAAGTCGGGCTTTAGGACGCCGGTGGATCTCTTCCCTGCTCCTACTTTCTGGCGCTCCGCCCAGGTCAACACGGCATAGAACTTGAAATGCTGGTGGGCGTGTGTGGCGACCACTCGACCCAGCCCTCGGATCGCCTTGCCGCGGTCGTTGATGTCCAAGGTGTAGCGCGCGATGAGCGCATCCCAGAACCTTGGCGTGAGATTCTGGCGGAGGTGCCGACGATACTCGCAGTCCAGCTTGAATCGCTCGTCCTTCGACATCACCCCATAACCGCCGCATCCCATGTCGGCATCGACCCACGCAGAGGATGCAGTATTCCCCTCGCTGCCCGCGAGCAGGATTCTGACCAGTACTGATGTCTTGTTCATTCCCCACCCCCTTGAGCGCTGAGCACGGCGTTTAAAACGTAAGATTGGTCTGTCTGTTCGCTGACTGTTTTGCTCCTGGAGTTGACCTGCGAGCGAGCATCACATCCAGCACAGCACATGCCGAAACAGCCTCTCGGAGGCTCCAGATAATCGGGGTATTCGTTGGCGCGCTCACCATCCTCAGCACCTGGTGTGCTGACCATGTTCGACAGCAGCAGCGGGTGATAACCGTCGGTGAACCAGTTGCCCAGCCAGGCGGCAGCAATACCGATCGCATAACCGATGAGACCGCTCCCTATGCTGAAGAGAACGATGGTCAGAGTTTCTTTGGTCATGCCGTTGCCCTCTTCATTTCGCGCAGCTTGGCGCGGTACTCGGCGGTGATCGCCTTCAGTTCGTCGTTGGTGTACTTGCGGGGACGGTGATCGGCTTCCAGAGCCTCTACAGCTTCCAGGCCGATGCGTTCGATCAAGCCCTCGCGGAAGCCCTGGGAAACGGTAAGCCCCTTCCTGGCGTACTTGCTGGAGCCGGCGTTACATGCCTTGCATTGAAGCCAAATGTTGGATGGCTCCAGGCGGTGCTCGGGCCTTGCCCCCTTGCCGAGAAAATGCCCTGCGTCGAATGCACCTCCAGTCTTCCAGCCTTGTTCGGCCAGTACCTCGGCCTGAGACTTGCCGCAGCTTATGCAGCCGCTGCCGATGGAAAGTTCGTAGGTTCGCCGGTAGTCCCGAACGGCCTTCTCTGCATCTTTGATGTGGTCGCTGTGCGTCTTCAGCCTCTCCTTCCGCACCTTGATCTCCCGCCGCTCCCGGTCAGCGATGGCCTTCCGCGCCGGCTTGGCGTGCTTGTCCTTGATGGCCAGGGCGCAGGCTGGGGAGCACACGCGCTGCCCCAGGCGCTGCGGGATGAACTTGGTGCCGCACTCGGTGTTCTGGCAGATCTTGGGCTTGAGCTGGCGGGTGGAGAGGCTCATACGAACTCCCAAATCAGCGCAGCCGAGGCGAACCAAAGAGCCGATGCAATCTGACCAGTGATGAGCGACAAAAAGGTCATACCGAGAATGAAGATGGTGAACTTGCTCATGCGGCCTCCCAATAATCACGAGTGGTGAACTTCACTCCGCGCTCAGCAGCGAAGGACTCCATCACAAGGAACATTTCGTTGAACCACTTCTTGGATTGCTTGCGGGTGGAGACGCCTAGGACCACGAAGCCGCCGTTGATTCCGGGAACAGCGTCCTGCTGTTGCACCGCCGCACTGAAGACGTGCTTCCAGCTCTCGTCGTCCAGCTTCCGGCCATACCACTCGACCTGCTGACTGATGTCGCGCAACATGGCCCACATACGCCTGTTTTGCGCATCGCTGCGGGCTTCGTCGTGCAGGCTCCAGGTCTTGCCCTCGGTCAAGTCAACGCGCTGAAGGATCGCTATAGCGCGCTGACGATCAGTCTCGTTGCGCAGGTGAAAGCGTGGATTAGCCACAGCACACCTCCGCAGAAAGGATCACCACGCTGACCGAGGTTCCGGCAAACTCGTTCTCGAAGACCTGCGAGTACTCGTGGTCGAAGCCTTCGAGCAGATGCTTGCCCTTAGCTGTGGCCGGCAGGATTGCGACGATGCGACCGCCAAACGGGTTCAGCATGCTAGAGGCGTGCTGCAGGTGCGTCTGCCACCGGCCCTCGCTGAAGGGCGGGTTCATCACGATGCGGTCGAAGTATCCGGCGGGCTGGAACTTCAGGAAGTCCGCCTCGATCACGTTGTGGCCCTTGGCCTTCAGGATGGAGCAATGCAGCGGGCTGACCTCGACGCACAGCGGAGAGGGCATCAGGTCCGCCAGTCCGCCCTGGCCCGCGCTCGGCTCCAGCCAGGCCATGTCCGACTCGGCGCCGACCATCGCCCGGTCGATCGCCACTTCGGCGACGCTCGCCGGCGTCGGGTAGAACTGGTGGCTCTTCTGGTCCGGAATGCGGCCGTTGCAGATGACCTCGTTCAGCACCGGACCGGGCTCGTAGTCGAAGCGCCAGAACTCGCAGCCGCCTTCCTTGTCGCGGACGGCGCCGAGCGCTGCCAGCACCTTCTTGGCTTCGGCGATCGCGGCCTTGTCGTGGTCCCCGTTCTCGAAACGCCGGGTCCGCGGGATGTACTTGAACTTCGGCTCGTTGAAGCCTGGATTCTCGATCCTGCGCCAGCCCGGCTTCATGCCGGCCAGCAGCGCTAACACCGCGAACGGCAGCAGCTTGTCGAACAGCTCGAAGCCCTTGATTTTCTTAGCGCGCTTCGGCTTGGTCCGGAACTCGGCCGGGATCGCGGCCGGGTACAGGCTGGCGAGCACGCCATTCAGGCGCCACGCGATGTCCGGGTGCACCTCCAGATGGGCGGTGCCAACGCCGTTGTAGATACGGATGCGGAGCGCCCCTCCATCGATCGTCATCCACTGTCCGTTGTCTTGGCGCGCGACGGCGAGCACCGTATCGGTGGCGCCGTACTTCGGCTCGTCGCGGCCCATGAATTTCGCGATGACGCAGCGCAGGTCATTGATCACGCCGGCGGTGGAGTGGTCGACGGAACCCCAGCCGTTGATCGCGCGCAGCAGGATCATGCGCTTGTTGAAGCCCTGCGGGCAGTTGGTCACGTGCTCCTTGCTCAGCGAGCGGAAGATGCCGTCGACGCGCTCGGCGAAGAACTGCGCGCGGCTGGCCAGCAGGCCGCCCAGGGTGGCGCGCACCGTCGCCTCTTCGAACTCCGGAAGCGGCGGCAGCTCGGCCTCGCTGGTGTGCTTATTGGCCTTCCGGCCTTCCGGGTTGCGGATTTGCTCGAACCACTGGTCGCGGCGCTTCTGCGGCATGTAGTCGAGCACGTCGGTCAGGCGCAGCGCCCGGTTCCAGAAGTCGGCATTCAGCTGGGCGATCGCGCCTTCCACCCGGAACATTTGATCCACGGCCTTCGGTAGCGTGTGGCGCTGGTCGGAGACGTTGCCCTCGACGAAGTAGTGCAGCACGCCGCGGCACTGCTCAGCGCGCACGGCCTGGGCCAGGTCGGTGATGCCGGCGCGGGTGGCGTTGTACTGGCCGATCAGGCCATCCACGAGGTCAGCTGGCATTGGGGTAAAAAAATGGGACGCATCATCAATTACGTCACCGGAGAAAATTCTCTCTACACTACCCACAGCACACCCCCAGACTCTCAATCATCACGTCATTGCGCGCAGTGCAGACCGCCTCGGTAACAGGATCGCAGTCGTACACACCGATCAGTTCGCCGTTTACGATCTCGCCGTCGCGGCATTGCTGCTCGGCTTCGCGCCATGTACTGGCCTCAACTTGCCGACCGTAGGTGCGCAGGCCTTCCATGCGCAGGAGTTCGAAAACGGCCATCACACATTCCTCCGCTCAGCCAGTTCAGTGCAGTCCCGGCATTTACGAACGCCAGGGATGATCGAGCGCCGCGCTAGCGGGATCTCCTCGCCGCAGTCTTCACACTCGTACAGGCTCTCGCCGACGTACTTGACTCGGGAGTACAGTCGTTCAGCGAGTTCTCGCTCGGCGTAGTCATTGGCGATGTCTACGATATCCATTTACTCAACCCTCCCCTGCGGCCAGATGCTCTTCACGACCTCTACCGGGTCGCTGTCGTCCATTACGATCAAGGTGAAGCGCTTGTTGCCTACGATTACGGTCCAGGAGCGTTTCATTGGGCCGCTCCTTTGCTGCCGTATCGGTCAGACAGTCGAGTTACCTTCTGCGGCCTAGCCACTTCATCAGGACGCCACTCGGCAGACAGGTTTTCAAAGCGGTTGTACTGACCCAGGAACGCAGCGCGTACCGTCCCCGTTTCTACATCGCGCCCCTTCGCGACGATGATCTCGGCCACCCCTTTGAACTCGGTATGCTCGTTGTAGACCTCATCCCGGTAGACAAAGAGGATGATGTCTGCGTCCTGCTCAATAGCGCCGGATTCGCGGAGGTCGGATTGGATCGGACGCTTGTTGGGGCGCTCCTCACACTTTCGAGAAAGCTGGCTTAGGAGAATCACAGGAACGCCAAGTTCGTTTGCCAGGAGCTTGAAGCCGCGACTGATTGAGCTGATGACGTTGACGCGGTTCTCCCCCTCCCCGTCCATGAGTTGCAGGTAGTCGACCATCAGCATGTCGAGTCCATAGCGCATCTTGTGGCGCCGTGCCATGGCGCGAACTCTGCCGATCGTATTCAGGGCCGGCTTGTCCGCGAGGTACAGGCTGGACATGCTGATAGTCCGCGATGCGGCGCCCAACTCGGTGTCGTACTCCTCGCATGCGGTACCGTTTCTGATCATGTTCAGCGGAATCTTTCCGACTGAAGCAACGGCGCGGTCAATGAGCTGTCCATTGCTCATCTCAAGGCTAAGCGCCAGTACTGACTTCCGCTCCTTGAGCGCCGCATGGATCGAGCAGGACATTGCGAAGGTTGTCTTGCCCATAGCTGGTCGGCCAGCAACGACAATCAGTTGTCCCGGCAAGAACCCGCCGATCTTGGCGTCAAGATCAGTCAGCCCAGAAGAGATACCCATCAGGGTTTGTCCGCTCCGATAGCGGTCGTGGCGCTGCTGCCAGACCTCAACCTGGGTTGCCAGGACATCTGAAGCCTTCTGAACGTCAACGCTAGTTTCGCCAGCATCCACTGCCATGATTGCGGCATGAGCAGCAGAGACCTTTTCAGCGGTCTCCTGGCTCGAACTGGCAATCTCGGAAATGTCCTGGGCAGCGATATGCAGTGCCCGATCAACAGCGCGCTCACGGACGATACGGGCATAGGTCGAGGCGCTAGCAATACTCGGAGTGTTCTTCACGATCTCGCAGCAGTAAGCCAGTGCCGGGGTCTCGCTAGGAAGCGCTCCAAGCTGCTCAGCTACGGTCAGGAAGTCGACCGCCTTGTTGGCAGAGCGTACCGCCATGATCGCCCGGAAAACCTCAGCGTTGTCTGCGAAATAGAACGACTCCGGGGTCAGCTCATCGGCGAGAACGTCGATTAGCTCCGGACGCTGCATCATCGCGCCAAGAACCCCATGCTCGGCTTCGAGGCTGTAGGGATCACGCATGGTAATTGCCCTCCACAACCTTGACGAAGTTGGAGGGAGCAATCAGCCAGTCGAAGGTGGCCCGGAACGGCTTTGCGCCATTGCGGCCTGGAACCTTGCCCATCAGGAACGGAGAGGCCTTCACGCTCTCGAAGTACTCACGCCAGAACCCAAGGTCACGGTGAGCTGCATGCTCACGCCACCGGCCTTGGAGATGCTGACGCCGCCCCTTGTTGATCAGGGCGACAGATGGGAGTTCAGACAGGATTTCGTGGTACAAGTCGACAATGGCTTGGTGCGGACATGCCTCGACACGGGGAGCTTGGCGAACAGGTTCAGAGATCAGGTCGCGCTGCTCAGGTTGACGCCCAGCGTCGACAAGCTCCGAGGGAGCTGAATTGTCTTTACTGTCTTTATTGTGTGGTAAGAACGCCACATTGGATGTGGTAGAAACGCCACACTGTGGCACTGATTTCTGCTTGTTCTGGTGGGTGTTCTTATCGTCGATTTTCCACTCAGAAACCGGTGCGAAACCCATCGGGCTCCGACTGCCTCCGGTACGGTAAATCACTCGCTGACGGATTAGCTCGCAGATGGCCCGGGAAACATCCTCTCGGTGGATGCCGGACATGTCAGCGATAACCGAGGCAGCGATGCGCGCCTCCTCGACGTTGTACCCAACGGTGAGGCGATGGATGGCCAGGGCGACACGAAGCTCACGCCCCGACAATTCAGCCCCTATCAGGGCCTCATACAGCTCGTTGTCCATCCGGGTAAACCCCCCGGTGTTGCGTAATGAAACGATATTGCTCATACTCGGTCCGTCCGTTTGCTATTTCCCACGCGTGATTCGGCTGCCACCGATCCACGCACCGACAAAGCCCTGTAGTAGTCGCGCAGGGCTTTGTTGTATCTGCGCCTCCACTCGCTCGAACCCATCTCCGCAAGCTCTCCAGCAGCGTCAGCCATTGCGGCATAGTCTTCAGCGGTGAGGCGTTGGCGGACCATTTCAGTCCCACCCCAGCGGGCCCGGCCGCTTCTTCTCGGCGCGCAGCCCAAGCTCTGCCAGCGTCTCCAGCGAGCGCAGATAGTCCGCGTTCACCACCACCGCCTGCTCAGGCACCAGCTGCAGGACGAGATGCGCAAGCACCTTGCACCAGCGCTCGATCTCGCCCTCTTTCCAACGACTGACAGTCGATTCGCTCACGCCGATTGTGTCGGCGACGGTCTTCTGACCCACCGACAAAAGTCGGTTGAGGATCAGGGATTCGAACTCCCGTGCCCTTGCATCGCGCTCGGCGTTTAATTGGCTGGCTGTCATGTCAGGCGGCCTTCTGATCAGCCTTCAGCTTGTTCTTGCTGATGACTTGAAGTTGGTACTGGCGGCCTACGGGGATCGACTCTCCCCACTGCGTGACAGCGCTCGGCCGGATGCCCAGGGCCTCAGCGAGCTTCTTTTTGGAGCCAAAATGCTGGATGGCTTCGTTCATGTTCATTGCGCGTCCTCGCGTAGCAATGAACTAATTTCAGCACACTGAAATAATGTTCGCAACAGGCTTCCGAGTTTTGCACTCACTTAAATTAAGCTGTCTTAACATCATCGGATGAACAGAAACGAACGAATCGCGCGAGCCATCCAGCTCAGCGGAAAAACGAAAAGTGAAATCGCAAAACTTTGCGACGTCGCGCCCTCAGCCGTCACTCAGTGGATTAATGGCGACAGCAAGAGCCTAAAGGCGGAAAGCGCCTTCGCCCTTGCGAAAGCCACCGGCTTCCGCGCGGAGTGGATAACGCTTGGGTCTGGACCAGAGCGCGCCATTGACGTAGGTCCCGACCACAACCAAGGCGAACTTGTCGGCTTGGTCTCTGCCTGGGATGCAGACACGCCGCTTGAGGATGACGAAGTAGAACTGCCGTACTACTCTGAGGTGGAGCTTGCCGCAGGAAACGGTATGACGGAAGTCGTTGAAATCGCTGACAGAAAGCTTCGGTTCTCAAAGGACACGCTTCGGTCAGCAGGCGTGGAGCCGGAATGTGCCGCAGTAGCCCGAGTTCGTGGGCGATCCATGGAGAGGCTGATCCTCGATGGCGCCGCTATCGGCTTCGACACCAGCTTCACACACATCGTCGACGGTGAGATCTACGCCTTCAATCAGGATGGAATGCTTCGCGTCAAGTACCTCTATTCGATGCCCGGGAACTCAGTCCGCATCAGGAGCGAAAACAGCGACGAGTACCCAGACGAGATACTGACATCCGATCAATTCAGTCAAATCACCATGCTCGGACGTGTCTTCTGGTGGTCAACGGTCCGCCGAGCCCCGCGCCGATAGCACCACAAGCCGGACACAGGCCCGCCAAGTGCGGGCTTTTTTGTGCCTGACGATCTCGTCAATTTCAGCAAACTGAAAATATTTTCTTCAGCAGGCTTGACTATGAATTTCAGCAGACTTAAATTTCATCTCAACGCCGCAGAACAACGCAGCGCCAGGCCACCGAGCCGACCGCTCTTTCGACAATTTGGGAACCCTCTGCTGCGCCAACGTCGCGAGACGCTGGGAGAGGCAAAAGACGCAGCCCGAGCTGGGCCGGACAGTCCAGCCGTGCAAGCCCATGCGTTGCACGCGACGTCGCTCAAGTCACCTGCCAATAGACCAAAGAAGCGAACGCAGGAGTGGGAACGAACCCCGACAAGGAGAAGCGACCGAGATGACACCAATAGGAGGAAACAGCCAATGCAGTACTAAGCCCAGCCGATGTTCGGGTCGGCAATCCGCGCGTACGTGCCCTACTCAACGGGCCGCCGGGCTGCACTCAAGCGCGGAGTAACACTGATACCCCATGACCAGCGCTGTATGCCGATTGAAGGCGTTGCGAGGGAAGCCCAAGGCCAAACACATCGAGTCCGAGCTGCTATCGGCAGTGGTGAGGACAGCACCACCCGCGGGTTGTAGAAGCCCAGCAGGCGAACGCGGGAGCAACACCGATTTCTCAGATGCCCTTCGCAAGAGGGGCATCGAAAAAATCGAACAGGAGGCATCAGATGAAGAAAGGCCTGATTCGAGGCGTAGGAAGAAATGACGCCGACTACAACGTTTACCAGTTCATCGACGGGGAACGGCACATGTGCCCGTTCTACAGCCGTTGGAAAGGAATGCTGGAACGTTGTTATGGGAAGAGATACGAAAACAGTTCTGCCTATGTGGACTGCAAGGTCGATGAGCGTTGGCTTTCATTCATGGCGTTCCGCGAGTGGATGCAAGAACGTCCATGGAAAGGAAACCATCTGGACAAAGACCTTCTCCGGCCGGGAGACAAGATGTATAGCCCGGACACCTCGGTCTTCATTCCTGCCTGGCTAAACAACCTTTTGCATGACGGTCACGGATCGTTTCGAGGATTACCGACTGGCGTTTCGATCATGCGCCACAAAGAACGGCCGTACATGGTGCGGATTTGGACCATGGAAGGCCGAAGAGCATTCATAGGTTCGTACCCAACTACGGATGATGCTCATGCAGCCTGGAAGGAGGCCAAGTCAAGAGTCGTACTTGAGGCAGTCGACAGGTATCGCCTTACCGAACAACACGATGAGCGCGTATGTGATGCACTCATCGAGATATCGCAGAGATTCGCGGCCTAACGGCTGCCACCCATACAGCCACCACGCACAACCCGACAAGGAAACCAACCATGAGCACTACCATCCCCGATTCGATTAACCCGAGTGACCTACCCGAAATCGGCCAGCCCCTGGCTGATGGAACTTTCTTTGCCCGGCTCCGGCCGGGCTTTTTTCGAGCGTTTCCGCATGCCGACGTATCGCCGGCAGCCGAAAGCGCTCCCGCCCCTCGGCCAGGGGCTCTCTCTCAAAGGACCGAATCATGACCCGCAAGAAGAAGACCGAGGTTGAAGAGATCGTCACCGCCTACAAGGGGTTCAAGCAAGACCTGACCTGTCGCGGCTACCAGTTCGAGATCGGCGGCACCTACAAGCACGAGGGCGAAGTAGAGGCATGCGCCTCGGGCTTCCACTCCTGCGAGTACCCACTCGATGTCTTCGGCTACTACGCTCCAGGCGAAAGCCGATTCGCCATCGTAAAGGCTTCGGGGCAACTGAGCCGTCACGACGATGACAGCAAGATCGCCAGCGCCACCCTGGTGGTGGAGGCGGAAATCAGCATGCCGACCATGATCTCGCGGGCCATCGACTGGATCATGAGCAAGGTAGATAAGTCGGTTGAGCAGACGGTGGTAGGCGGCACAGCGTCGAACACCGGCGACCGCTCGGCAGCGTCGAACACCGGCTACCAATCGGCAGCGTCGAACACCGGCGACCGCTCGGCAGCGTCGAACACCGGCTACCAATCGGCAGCGTCGAACACCGGCTACCAATCGGCAGCGTCGAACACCGGCTACCAATCGGCAGCGTCGAACACCGGCTACCAATCGGCAGCGTCGAACACCGGCGACCGCTCGGCAGCGTCGAACACCGGCTACCAATCGGCAGCGTCGAACACCGGCTACCAATCGGCAGCGTCGAACACCGGCGACCGCTCGGCAGCGTCGAACACCGGCGACCGCTCGGCAGCGTCGAACACCGGCGACTACTCGGCAGCGTCGAACACCGGCGACTACTCGGCAGCGTCGAACACCGGCGACTACTCGGCAGCGTCGAACACCGGCGACTACTCGGCAGCGTCGAACACCGGCGACCGCTCGGCAGCGTCGAACACCGGCTACCAATCGGCAGCGTCGAACACCGGCTACCAATCGGCAGCGTCGAACACCGGCAACCGCTCGGCAGCGTCGAACACCGGCTACCAATCGGCAGCGTCGAACACCGGCTACCAATCGGCAGCCGAGGTCAGCGGCAAGGAGTCCGTCGCCGCATCCCTGGGCATCGAAGGCCGCGCTCGCGCATCTGCTGGTAGCGCCATCGTCCTATGTCATCGTGACGACGAGGGGCGCCTAATCCATATCCGCGCCAGCAAGGTCGGGGAGAACGGCGTAGAGCCGGACACCTGGTACCAGTTGAATGCCGAGGGCGAGTTCGTCGAATTCGACGAGTGAGCTGCCATCGAACAGCGAACGAGTCTAGGGGCTAGCGCAGCCAGACCTGACGCATCCGGGGAAGCGCCCGGCGTTCGCTCCATTTGCCCTGATACGGGAAGAGGAAAACGAAATGCCAAATTGGGTAACCAACAAGGTTAAGGCTCCGCAGGAAGTCATCCAGGCAATGGTCAGCGAAGAAGGCCGCATCGATTTCGGAAAAATCATCAAGTTCGGCGGCGAGTTTCCATGGGACGGTGTTTCGGTCGATGCAGAAACCGCTGCTGAGCGCGTACTGAACCTGCCACTGAATTCGCATCCCTTGGTCGGCAGCATGCAGAAATCCAGTCGTGACCGCGTTGACGTTTCAAAGCTGAGCGATGAGAGCTTCGAGCAGTTCATCCAGATGCTGCGCAATCACCGCCAGACCGGCTACTTGCACGACATGGACTTTGCCAGATCGGCCTGGGGCACCAAGTGGAATGCCTATGAGTCCAGGGTTGACGGACCTGAGTCCGCAAGCTTTGAAACAGCATGGTCTTTCCCTGAGCCGATCTTCCTCAAGCTGAGCTCGATGTTCCCTGAGGCAACCATCGAACTCAACTACGCAGACGAAGACATCGGCAGTAACTGCGGCACGGTCAGGTTCAAGGGTGGAGAGGCAATTTATCGCGACGAGTCTGCGGGCTGGAACAGCATGTCCGGGGCCGACCGCGAGAGGTGGACCAGCTTTGCCTACGAGGTCAAGGGCTGGGAGCGCGACCAAGAAGACGACTGAACAGCCAGCGCCACGTCAGCCTGACGTTAACTGCCCGATCCACCTGGCTCCCCATCGCCAGGCTGTATCGGAGAGTGGTCTGGTCGCACAGCGCTAGGGGTATAGCGTGTGCGCAGCTATCTAGTCCGCCAGTGACCCAGCCCGGCGCCAGCCGGACAGAGACTCAGAACCGGCCAGACCACTCCCCCATACAGCCAATCACAAGCCCTCGGGCAAGAGAGGAATCCATGCCAGACCTTGGCGAGTTCGCAGCGCTGTTCGTGGTGCTGTTTCTGACTATGTATTGGTGAGGTGAACATCATGTCATTCCAAACCAAGGAAACGCGCAGGGCTCGCTGCCGACACCTGTGCGAATGCTGCTACCGCATTGTGAATGCGGGCGAGCGATACGTGAAGGTCGCTGGCCAGAACGAAGGCGACTTCTACAGCGCCAAGATGTGCTTGGCCTGTGACAGCCTCATACAACTGGTATGGGAAACGGCAGGCCCATACGACTACCCGGATGGTCTGGCATTCGATGAGTTCTATCAAGCTGCCGAAGACCTAGATCTAGCCTGCCGGATTCCGCAGGGAAACAGGAGGGCAGCCGCATGAACACCGCATTGAAATACGCCCAGGAGCGCTGGGACAACGCGCTACCGCCCGACGATGACGGCGACCGCGAGTATGTCACTGAGCAAGTCGGCAAGCTGTTGAACTGCGAGGACGGTGATTGCGTGCCGTTCCATGATCGGAAAGAAAGGCCCTTTATCGGCCCTGAGTTTACGGTCTACGGCTTTGCCGGATTCGTGCCTGAGTGGCTCGCAGAGGTCGACAGCAAAGAGTGCCCGATGACTCAGCTACTGCTTGCAGTGCGCCGTGGCGATCTGGAACTGGCACAACGCATCTGGTTCCGCGCATTCGAAGCAACGCTGATCGAGAACGCTGAACGACTGGTTAGGGAGAGACGAGTATGAGCATTGACTGGAACAAGGCACCAGAGGGTGCGACGCACTACAACCAAAAACTCGCCTACCCGTGGCTGAAGGATGGCGAGATACCGATGTACTTCTGCCCTCCCTTTTGGATGAGGTATTGCAACCCAGAAGAAGGCAAGTCCCTCATTGAAGATTCCGTTCCGCGGCTTGTGCCTACCTCATGGGACGGCCAAGGCTTTCCTCCGATTGGCATTGAGGCCGAGGCCATCTGGGACGGCGCCGATATTGCGTACTTTCGAGCCAAGATACTCGCTCACGACGAGGGCCGTGTCGTATTCCGTTGGTGCGAAGGCAAAAGAAAGGGGCAGTACGGGTCATATGCCGTTTTGAAATTCGGATCTCTTCCTGCTTTCCGCCCGCTCCGAACCCCTGAGCAGATCGCCGCCGAGGAGCGGGAGAAGGCAGTCGGTGATATGGCTATGTCAATTCAAGGAGTTCCATATCAGTACCCTACGCTTTACGCGCTATACGACGCCGGCTACCGCCGCCAGGAGTCATCCACATGACCATCACCATAGACCTGACCAAGGCCGCCCAAGTCCTGATCTTCGGCGGCTTTTTTGTGGGCAGCGTGTTCATGTTCGCCGTGGCGTTTGTTGAGGTGGCAGGGCTATGAACACCAGACGCACAGCAATCTGGCTAGGCAGCCTCTTCGGCGGCCTGCTGTACCTCTTCATCCTGGCAGCCGGCCCGATCTGGGGCGGCATCATCACCGCAGAAGCTACGCACCTGTCCGCAGCAGGCCGGTAATCCGGATAACTGCGGCTTCCCCAGCGGGCGGTGGGCGGCATGAAGAAAACACCCGCAGCAGCGGCTTCTAGCGCAACGCTATTCATCCCGCAGGGGTGACGCTGCCGAGTGGCGCCGTAAGCGCCTTTCCCCTTCTACCTGGAGAACATCATGCCTCATGAACATATCACGCAAGCTTCTGATTATCTGTTCACTTTTATCCTTGGTCTCGTTCTTGCTTTTCTATGGGCCTTTGCCGTCTTTCTTGCTTGGGCTTGGGGTAGGGCTTGGGCTTGGATTGATGATTCGAAGCCGCCGCGACACAACTTTCTGACCCATTGGGTTATGGGTCTACTTGGGTTTCATCTGGAAGATGATCGCTGGTCCGGTTATGTCTACCGGCATTCAAAGAACAAGCTTGGGAGCGATGGTGCAAGTGGTTTCTTCTACCCAGTTCTGATAGCTGTCACAGCCCCTAGCCTTCTCCTGCTTTCCTTTGACATCTACCCGATCACGGTATGCGGCCTGACGCTTTTTGCCGTAGCTCACCTTGCTCGCTTCGCGCGCCGGCACAAAAAGCTGTTCGACAAGCACATCGTCGATCCGAACGCACACAAGCAATAACCCCTCCCTTCACTGGCTGCGCATGCGCGGCGAGGATCACTCATGTCCGCAGAAACCCAACTGGTCGAAGTGCCGGCCAAAGAAACCGCCCTCCAAGTCTACTCGGCCGTCAATGGCCTTGACCCGTTCCTGGCCAAGATTCGCGAAGAGATCGACGGCTTCGTGCCAGACGTCACTACCCGCAAGGGCAGAGAGGCCATCGCCTCCATCGCCTACAAGGTCGCCCGCTCGAAGACGGCGCTGGACAACGTAGGAAAGGAACTGGTCGCCGACCTGAAGGAAGTGCCGAAGAAGGTCGATGCCGAGCGCAAGCGCATGCGTGACCTGCTGGACTCCTGGCAGGCAGAGGTACGCCAGCCCCTAACTGAGTGGGAGCAGCGCGAGGAAATGCGCAAGGCCAAGCACCAGGCCGGCATCGATCAGATCAACCTGCGCCTGGAATGCCGCGACCTAGATTCGACCGAGTTGAAAGCCAACATTGAGTGGCTGGAAGGCCTCTTGATTGGCGAGGACTGGGAAGAGTTCGAAACCGAGGCCGCCCGTACCAAGGACAAGGCCCTGGTCGCGCTGCGCGAAGCCCTCGTTGCACGCGAGAAGTATGAAGCCGAGCAGGCCGAACTGGAGCGACTGCGCGCCGAAGCTGCTGCTCGCGAGCAGAAAGAGCGCGAGGAACGCATTGCCCGCGAAGCAGCAGAGCAGGCACGGCGTCAGGAAGAGGCCAAGGCCCAGGCAGAACGCGACGCAGCAGTACGCCGTGAAGCCGAAGCACAGGCCGCAGCAGAGCGCCGCGAACTTGAACTTAAGCTTGCCGCCGAGCGCGCCGAACGCGAAGCCATTGAAGCCAAGCAGCGCGCAGAACAAGCAGAGCGTGATGCGCAACGTCGCGCTGAAGAAGCCGCAGCGGCAGAACGCAAACTGCAGGCCGATGAGCAGGCCCGCATCGAACGCGAGGCTGCTGCACGCGAAGCCGACAAGGCGCACAAGAAAGCCATCAACAACGAAGCGCTGGCGGCTCTTATCGCCGGTGGCATGCCCGAGGAATGCGCCAAGCAGGCGATCACCCTGATCGCTCAGCGCAAGGTTCCTCACATCACGATCAACTATTGAGGTTCACATGGGAACTGCACTAACACCGCTCCTGACGAAGTTCGCCACGCGCTACGAGATGGGTACCACGCCTGAAGAAGTGGCGAACACGCTCAAGCAGACCTGTTTCAAGGGCCAGGTCAATGATTCGCAGATGGTCGCCCTGCTGATCGTGGCAGACCAGTACAAACTGAACCCCTTCACCAAGGAGTTGTACGCATTCCCCGACAAGAACAACGGCATCGTGCCAGTTGTTGGCGTGGATGGCTGGGCTCGGATCATCAACGAGAACCCACAGTTCGATGGCATGGAATTCTCAATGGACCAGCAGGGAACCGAATGCACCTGCAAGATCTATCGGAAGGACCGCAGCCATGCCATCAGCGCGACTGAGTACATGGCCGAGTGCAAGCGGAACACCCAGCCTTGGCAGTCCCATCCGCGCCGGATGCTTCGCCACAAGGCAATGATCCAGTGCGCACGCCTCGCGTTCGGGTTCGCCGGCATATACGACCAGGACGAGGCCGAGCGGATCGTTGAACGAGACGTCACTCCCGCAGAACAGTACGAGGACGTCAGCGAGGCGATCTGCCTCATCAAGGACTCCCCAACAATGGAAGACTTGCAGTCAGCATTCAGCAATGCCTGGAAAGCCTACAAGACAAAGGGCGCGCGCGACCAGCTTACGGCGGCCAAGGACCAGCGGAAGAAAGAACTGCTGGACGCCCCTATAGACGTTGAATTCGAGGAGACCGGCGATGATCGAGCAGCGTAGTGATGAATGGTTCGCACAGCGCCTGGGGCGGGTGACGGCCAGCAAGGTCAAGGATGTGATGGCAAAGGGGCGCAGTGGCGCCCCTTCTGCTACCCGCCAGAACTACATGATGCAGCTCCTGTGCGAGCGCCTGACCGGCAAGCGCGAGGAAGGATTCACCAGCGCCGCAATGCAGCGTGGTACCGACCTGGAGCCGATTGCCCGCTCGGCATACGAGTTCAATGCAGGCGTAATGACGATCGAAACAGGCCTGATCATCCATCCGCGAATCGATGGATTTGGCGCGTCGCCAGATGGCCTCGCGGGGGAGCATGGGCTCGTCGAGATTAAATGCCCGTCTACCGCAACCCACATCTACACGATGCAGTCGGGCAAGCACGACCCACAGTACGAGTGGCAGATGCTCGCCCAAATGTCATGCAGCGGCCGCGAGTGGGTCGACTTCGTGAGCTTCGACGACCGTCTGCCTGATGAATTGCAGTACGTGTGCTTCCGCTACCACCGCGACGAGGAACGCATTCGCGAGATGGAGTCCGAGGTTAAAGCGTTCCTGGAAGAGTTGGCCGAACTGGAAGCCGATATGCGCGGGAGGATGGCAGCATAAGAACCGTGCTCAAAGCCACCTGCGGCAAGCACTCCAAGGAAATCTCCGTCTCGCAGATCACCCACTTCGTCGCCGAAGACAAGTACGTCATCGCGTACTACCCGGATGGCGTACTTGTCTTGAACGAAACGCTTAAGGCCCTGGAGACCGAGTTCGCCGACGAGTTCATCCGCGCCCACCGGAAGGCCTTGGTCCGACGCTCGCTGATCAGCATGTTCAAAACCCGACCTGATGACAGCCAAGCCGGCGAGTTACTACTGCTCGGAACCGAGAACTGGATACCCGTCAGCCGCAGCCACTCAGCGCAGATCAAATCAGCGATGGGTGCGTGAGGGTCATGCCATGTACATCAAAAAAGATGTCATCGAGGTCATCAAGTACGCGGCGATGATGGCGGCCTGCTCTCGCCAGTCCTGGGGAATCTACCCCATGAATCAGGGTTACAAAGCCATGCCCTTCCGTGGCGACTATCACCGCGTCGTCGAAGTCTGCCATCCCTGACCGAACAGGAATAACCCCATGCACCAGCTAACAGCGCATCACCGCCCTGGCGGTGTGACGGTCACCGGCTGGCCCGAAGAAAGCCAGCTCATGACCCCAGACGACATTCTGCTATTCGCGAGAGCGGTGAGGCAGATAGCGATCAACCAGGCCCAGGGCGCCGAGGGCGTTCAGGTCTACCCGGAGGTGGATGATGGAAGTCAAGGCGAAGACCAAGCGTGACTCCGGCCTGCGCACAGCGGTGCTCCTTCTGAAGCGCGCAAACCGCTACGTCGGGGTCCACAACAGCATTGGCGCCATGGACCTCAGCACAGAGATTGTCGAATTCATCGCTGCTATTGAGCGGCAGGAGAAGGGATTGTGAGCAAGGAACTGAACAAGGCACCGGTAGAGCAGGCAGGCGGGGATGAGCGCGACTTCCAGGCAAAGGGCGCACAGGAGGTTCCATCGCCAGTCTCACAAGAGTATGACCGACATTTGATCAGTCTTTTGCGTAAAGGTGAGGCACTTCCTGGCCACCAGGAGGAGGCCGCTGACGAGATCGAGCGCCTGCGCGATTGGAATGATCACCTGAACAACACCGTTCTACCCAACATACTCAATCCAACTTTCCTGATGCTCATGAAGGGCGGCGAGAGGCTGCTTGACCTGTGCACGAAGGACGGCGAATTCATTGGCGTATCGCTGAATGACATGAAGGACGTGTTTGATTGGATGGTCACGCACGCTCGAATTGCACCTGATCAAGCCGCCCTGGCGCAACCCTCCCATGCGCCGGAACTCGCCGAGCGCGGTACGCAACACCGCTTCAGCACCACCGAGCAGACCTGCCGGCACGATTTCGCCGGCGTGTGGTGGAACGACAACGGCGTGGCCCAAACCGGCCGCGAGTGCCGGCACTGCGGGTTCTTCGTGGCAGACGTGACCAAGGCGCAGGCCGAGCAGGCAGAGGCGGAGCGGCCGGAAGTGGTGGCGACCATGTACACGCACCATGACGATGTGGATTTCAGAGAGTTTGTTGTTGTTGGGAACTGCGACAAGGGCTGCGAGGGGTTTTACGGGCCGGAGAAGCTTATGACCGTCGCCCAGCATGAGCGCATCGTCAAAGCCTGGATCGAGCGCTGGAAGGCATACATCGAACTCAGCGCGAAGATCGCGGCTCAGCGCGACGCCGCCCTGGCTGAAGTCGAGCGCATCAAAACCATTTCCGACAACTACTATGTGCTGTGTGTCGAGCGCCAACAACAGTTAGACGCCGCCCTGGCCAGGGTCGCGGAGTTGGAGAAGCAGGAGCGGCAGGAGGTAGCAGAAGTCGCGTTCGTCCTGCGCAACATCGGCGCTATGGACGCTGAAGACATCGACGGCGACAACGTTGATCTGCGCTTCGAGGATGCCGAAGGCCGCGATACAGGGTGCGACGTTTCCATCGTCGAGTACGCCGAGAAAGCCGCTGACCTATTCGAACAGCACGACCGCATCGTCGGGGAGCTGCGAGCGGATCGCGATTCGTGGGCAGAGCAGGCAGAGCAGCGCCTCGCGGACTGGGATGAAATGCGTAAAGAGCGCGACGCCGCCCTGGCCAAAGTCGAGCGCCTGCGAGAATCCAAAGGCGATCCCTCTGGCAGCTTCGACAGGTGTATGAAGATGATGTACGAGCGCGACGAGAATGCAAAACGACTCGACGCCGCCTTGGCCAGGGTCGCGGAGCTTGAGAAAGGCACTATGTACGTCGAGGCCCGCCAGTGCGACGAGTGCCAGCATGGGGGGATCAACGATTCCGCCGACGGATTGGCCGCCTGCCACGACTGCGACTGGACAGGCCCTGAGCCAGACGAAGACAAGTGCCCTGGATGTCATCGCGAAAACTGCATGACAGCGGCGTGCCCAGCTTGTGGTGGCCGGTATGTACTTGTTGCCAGCGATGATGTCACCGCCCCTGTAGCCCAGGCTCAGCACAGCGTGCCGGAGGGTTATGCCCTGATCCCGACTCGCGAGACGGAGGCAATGCACGATGCCGTAATGGCGCTGCTGTACAAGGGCGTCGCCCGCACCGATACGCAGAAGCTGCTGGATGCGTACATCGCCGCCGCGCCCGGCAAAGAAGTGCCGCAAGCATGGCACGACGTCCAGGCCGAGCGTCGGCGGCAGATCGAGGCGGAGGGCTGGACGCCGGAGCACGACGACGAGCACAACGGCGGCGAACTGGCAGATGCGGCCGCCTGCTACGCGCTCTGGGCCGGCGGCATCAATCCTGGCAACTGGCGCGAGTTCTGGCCCTGGGCACCGGAATGGCTCAAGCACAGCGAGCCACGCCGGATGCTTGTGAAAGCCGCAGCCCTGATCCTAGCCGAGATCCAGCGCCTGGACCGCGCGGCCGCGGCCGGCAAGGAGGTAGGTCATGAGTGAGGTCCATAGCATCACCACCGAGCACCTTGCCGGCGCTTCAGGCCTGGATGGCGAGGAACTGACACTCGCACTTCTGCGAGAGAACGAAGACCTGATCAAGAAGAACAAGAGGCTCAGCAAGCCATGGCTGATGTTCTTCTTTGGGGCGGCCTATGGGGCCGCTGTCGCAGGGACCACCGTCTACTGGAGCCTGTCATGAGTAACTGCCCGCATGAAGCATGGGATTTCGGCGCCCTTCAATGCCCAGACTGCGGCGCCGTGAAGGATCACGTCACGGATGCCGAATACGCCAAGCTCGCCGCCGAGGCCCAGGCGCTCAGGGAGGAAGTGGCCAAGCTCACGCAATACAACAAGAGCCTTGACGAAGAAAATACACGACTGCTTGCGGATTGTGAGAAGACCGACAAGGAAGTCGCGGCACTGCGCGCAAGGGTGGTTGTTGTGCCGGAGCGGGAGCTGTTCACGCAGTATCTGCCCGGCGCGATTCCGCGGAATGCCGACGAAGTGAGTGCATGGAAGGAAGGCTGGAACGCCTGCCTCGACGAACTGGCGCGCCTCAACGGCAAGACGGTCAGCGAGGGGCTGTTGCGGCGGATCGTAACTCCGGCACTTACCAGTTCGGATGCGCACGACCGCATTGGCGCACTTGAAGAGTTGCGCGCCCTGCTGAGCGAGCAGGATGGAGGGAAGCCATGAGCATGGAGTTCATTCGAATGGCCTACAACGTTCCCTGCAAGCGAGGCGGAAAGGTCATCTACCGAGGTCGCGGCACCGAGGAGCACGGGACGATAACAAGCGCAAAGGGCGCCCACCTCATGATCAAGCTAGACGGCGAAAGCAGGCCAAGGAGGTTCCACCCGACCTGGGCGCTTCAGTACCTTCCGGAGCAGGCATAGCCACCCATCGCCAACCACTGTACGCACCGATGCCGGAATCCCGGCATCGCTTACAGGCCGCCTTAGCACCAGCCTGAAACCAGCATGGTTACTGGGTTTCAGCGCTTAAACCAAGCTACTTGGCACCACCTTACAGGCCACCCCAAATCAACGAATCCGCCCCCCGGAGGACCAACCGTGGACAACGAAAACGAAACCCTGGTCGCGCTGCTGGTCATCGCGCTGATCGTCTTCGGCATCTTCCGGATAGTCGGGGACTTCCAGAACCTATACGAGCAGACAGAACAGAAAGGACAGGAGTTGAGCAGATGGAGCAAGCAATGAGAGAAGAGTTTGAAGCGTGGTGGAATTTGCCGGCGCAATCGGAACTTCGCAAATCCTGCGCAAGGGGATGGGCCGAGGTCATCTGGAAAGCCAGCCGCGCGGCTCTGAGGGTGGAGTTGCCGAAGCCTTACCCTGCATTGGAGTACGCGCCTAAAACCAAGGTTTTCAACATAACCGACGTTGAGCTGGCCCTCCAGCAAGCCGGAATAGAGGTGAAGCATGGCTAACACCTACTGGCTCGTTGCATACGTGTTCAGTGGCGCTCCAGGAAAAGGAGCCGGCACAGGACGCGCCTTCTCAACCATGTACCGCGAGGGAATCCCCAGCAGCAAAGACCTTATCTCTTGGGAGAAACAGATCATGGAGAACGACCCATCGCTGGGAAAGGTTGGCATCACGAACTTTCAGCAGATTGAGGCCCTACAGGAGGAGCAGCCATGACCGACCACGCAGAGCTGCGGAGGCTGGCTGAAGAAGTGATCCGAATTGAGCGGAGCGAGGATGAGCCGATCTCCTCTGCTTGGGAATTATTCGATTCCGCCGCCAACCCAAAGACCATCCTCGCCATGCTGGACGAGATCGACGGCTTGCTTGCTCAGCATGGCCGCGATAGCTCCGAACTTAGGGCGCTCTGCCAAGCACGCGATGATGCTAGGAAAGAGCGGGACAGGCTCAAGGCGGAGAACGAAAGGCTGCTCGACGAACTATCCGCATGCACCGAGCATCCAGGCGGATGTGGGTATTGGCGCGAGGCCGCCAAGCGTAGAGCCGAAGAACGCGACCGGCTCAAGGCGGAGAACGCGGCGCTGCGCCAGTTCGCAGCCGAAGCATATCAAGTTCTCGGAGCTCTAGACGCACCGGAGAATGTCTTGGACAACGCTTCGGATGCAGCCAGTGGTGGTCCCCTACGGCACGAAACGCTACTGCCCTTCTTCGCTGAAGGCTATGAGGCGCTGCGCAAGGACGCCGAGCGGTATCGGGCAATTCGCCAGAAGGATCGCGGCGGCGTGGTAGTTCGTGACCGCACTTCGCACCTGTTCGGAGAGAGTCTGGACGCCGCAATCGACGCAGCCCTGGAAGGAGGCGGGAGATGAGCGACGCACCAATCGAGCCGCATGAGTACCTCTACGGCGTGAAGGTCGTCCAGATCGAGGACTTGCGGGTGGCACGAGGGCTTACCCGACGCCCCGTTTCATCCTGCCGTCACAGGAAAATGGTCTACGACGAAAAGGAGCGCCGCATCTGGTGCAGCGATTGTGAAACGGAGGTCGAGCCGTTCGATGCCTTCATGCACCTGGTGCAGGTATTCGACGGCGGCTTGAAGGACTTGAACAGGCGCCGCCGAGAACTTCATGAGGCAGAGCAGTTTGCAATCCGCAGCCGGGCAGCCAAGGTGATCGACGAAGCGTGGCGCAGTACGAAGATGGCTCCGCTTTGCCCGCACTGCAATGAGGCGCTTCTCCCGGAAGACGTTGTAAAGGGAGTTGCCACGGCGTCCAAGCAACTGATCATCGCTCGCCGCAACAAGCAGAAACGACCGAAGTAACCCAGCCGGGCGCCACTAGCTCTCCCTGAGCTAACCCGGCTGGGTTCCAAATCCTACCAGAAGGCCTGACCGAGCAGTTAACCCCCATATTGCCCGATGCGGGCGCCCTGCCCGGCCAAGCCAGCACGAATTCTACCCGCCAACCCGATGCCGTTGATCGGCCAAGGTCTCGCTATGTCTTTGATTTCAGTTGAGGCGGCCGCCGGCATTCTCGGCGTGAGCCGCAGGACCGCGTACCGCTACGCGGACGAAAAGCTGATTCCGGTGGTCAGGTTCAAAAAGACCATTCGGGTCCACAAGGAAAAGCTCGAACAGATGCTTGAAGAGGAAGCCGCTGCTAGCATGCGCGACGCGGTCGGCGTACCGGAGGAAGTATGCCGTACAAGAGAAACGACTCCGCCTACTGGTGGATCTCTTTCAAATCAGCAACAGGAAAGCTTGTTAGACGCTCTTCTGGAACTGCCGACTACTCGGCGGCGAAAGCACTAGAGCAACAGGAGCGCGCGAAAGCGTGGAAGGAAAAGGAAATGGGCGTGAATCCGCCCAGGACCTTTGAGGAGGTGATCATTCCGTACCTGCAACACGCTCGCCAGCATCAGCGCAGCTACGAAACGACCGTGCACCGCATAAAGCCGCTGCGCGAGTATTTTGCCGGACGCGTGGTCAACGATCTAGGGGGCCAGGACATACGGGGATACGGAGCGCACAGGTTGGATGCCGGCGCATCCCCGGCAACCATCAACCGAGAACTCGCCGCACTGTCCGCGGCGATCAACCACTGCAACACAGAACTGGAGTGGGCCCTTCCTAACCCGGTGAAGGGACGGAAGATGCGCGAGGCCGAGGGACGTGATCGTTGGCTGACAAGGGCGGAGGTCGAGGCCCTGTGCCGAGCCGCGCGCGGGCAGAAGTTTGGCCCGATGCTGGAGGACTTTATCCGCCTGGCCGTCAACACAGGGTGCCGGCGGGAAGAGATGCTCGGCCTTGAGTGGCGCAGAGTGGATTTTGCCAACCGCCTGATCTATCTGGAGGCTGGCCACACGAAGGCAGGTAAGCGCCGGAGCATCCCGATCAACGAAGGGGCGATGGCAGCACTAAAGCGACGAATGGCATTCAGATCCGAGACAAGCCCAGAATGCCCCTGGGTTTTTGCCAGAGCCAACGGCGATCGAGTGGTTTCGCTATCGTCCGGCTTCAAGCAGGCCTGCCAGGCAGCGAAGATTGTGGACTTTACGATTCACGACCTGCGCCACACCTGCGCGGCATGGCTGGTAAGCGCCGGCGTTCCGTTGGCGGATGTTCGGGATCTGCTCGGACACTCGACAGTCGCGATGACTGAACGATATGCCCACCTTGCTCCGGCCAGAGTAAGGGATGCTGTAGGGGTTCTTGATCAAGTCCGTGAAGGCCGCATTTCACGTTCTGTTCACGCTGATAATCCAGCGCATCTACATGGAGGGCCGCTGAAGCTCGTAAACACTTGATTTAGAAGGTGGTGCGGACGGAGAGACTCGAACTCTCACGCCTTGCGGCGCTGGAACCTAAATCCAGTGTGTCTACCAATTCCACCACGTCCGCGGGACACTGCTTGGAAATGAAAACGCCAGGCCCCGGGCCTGGCGCTTCGGAATATGGGGTGGACGATGGGAATCGAACCCACGACACCAGGAGCCACAATCCTGTGCTCTACCAACTGAGCTACGCCCACCATATTACGACTTGCGGTAAAACATCGCCTGCTTCTTGCCGATTCGCCGAATGGCGCACCCGGCAGGACTCGAACCTGCGACCATCCGCTTAGAAGGCGGATGCTCTATCCAGCTGAGCTACGGGCGCTTTATTCATCTGCATTCAATGCTGAGCGCAAACTTTAAGCTCTGGCAATCACAAAGTCAGCAACCGACTTGCTTTACCTCTTACCCTGCGTCCGGCTGTGCTCGGCAAGCGGGGCGCATGTTATACAGGGGGCGAAAGGCCGTCAACGGGTTTTTTAAAAAAATTCAGCTATATAAAGGAGTTACGGCAAATCCGCGGGTCGCCTCCTTTGCCCCGGGCGGCGTCCATGCGAAAATGCGCGTCCTTTTTCCACCCGATTCGATGGTTACCCTTCCGACATGACCGCACAACTGATCGACGGCAAAGCGATCGCCGCCAACCTTCGCCAGCAGATAGCCCAACGCGTGACCGAGCGCCGCCAGCAAGGCCTGCGCGTTCCCGGCCTGGCGGTGATCCTGGTCGGCACCGATCCGGCCTCTCAGGTCTATGTGGCGCACAAGCGCAAGGACTGCGAGGAAGTCGGCTTTCTCTCCCAGGCCTACGATCTTCCCGCCGAAACCAGCCAGGACGACCTGCTGGCCCTGATCGACCGCCTGAACGACGATCCCGCCATCGACGGCATCCTGGTCCAGCTACCCCTGCCCGCCCACCTGGACGCCTCCCTGCTGCTGGAGCGCATCCACCCGGACAAGGACGTGGACGGTTTCCATCCCTACAACATCGGCCGCCTGGCCCAGCGCATGCCCCTCCTGCGCCCCTGCACCCCGAAAGGCATCATGACCCTGCTCGCCAGCACCGGCGCCGACCTGTACGGCATGGATGCGGTCGTGGTCGGCGCCTCGAACATCGTCGGCCGCCCCATGGCTCTGGAGTTGCTGCTGGGTGGCTGCACCGTCACCGTGACCCACCGCTTCACCCGCGACCTGGCCGACCATGTGTCGCGCGCCGACCTGGTGGTGGTCGCTGCCGGCAAGCCGGGACTGGTCAAGGGCGAGTGGATCAAGGAAGGCGCCATCGTCATCGACGTCGGCATCAACCGCCAGGCCGACGGCCGCCTGGTCGGCGACGTGGAATACGAGGTGGCGGCACAACGCGCCAGCTGGATCACCCCGGTGCCGGGCGGCGTCGGGCCGATGACCCGCGCCTGCCTGCTGGAAAATACCCTGCACGCCGCCGAACACCTGCACGACTGA